GAGGCGATTCTTCTTCAGCAGGACCGCTCAAGCGTGCTTGTTCGGCACGAGTCGAAGCGATTACTTTGAAGTCGTTCAGGTGAGCCTTGCGGTCATCGCTGATCTGGTTGAACAGTGCTTCCAGGAAAGGACGCAGTTCAGGAGCTACGTTGCCATCTGGCAGGGACACTGGAGTTGCCACCAGAGCCTCGACGTTCTTGACCTTCTTCGACGATTCAGTCGCCAAAGTGTACTGACGACGGTGAGTAGCAACACCCGCTTTCTTCAGCAGACCTTGGAATTCTACCCCTTGAGAGTAGTTACTCTTAGAGAAGTTCACCTGGAACAGGTGACGCAGATCAGAAGAGATCACCAGGAACGTTTTGTTCTTAGTGCAAGCAACCTTGTTCTCAACTGTGTCAAAGACCTGAAATTGACAAGTTCGGCAGGCTTGACCGGTCATACCCATAGTCGCGTCCGGAGACCAGCAGAGGATGCGGTTATCATCCTTATCTGGAGACCACATTTGACGGCTATCCCACAAGCGAAGCGGGATGATGGAAAAAGGACCTTCTACTTTTTCATCGCCCACAACCATATCCCCGATAGTCGTGCCCTTTGGCAAAGCACTTCGGTCAGTAGTAGCTTGGACAACTTTTAAAAGAGGAGGCTTCCAGGTGATGTCCTCGTCACCAACACCTTCGATGACGCTCCCCATTTTCTCAAGGAGCTCAAGAGCGTTGTGTGCCAAAGCTTCTGGAAGAGCTTCTGCCAACGGGATCAGATTTGTTACGTCCATAAATATCAGCCTTCTTGGTTTCGTTGTTTTTCGTTGTTTGTATCGGTGAGTGTATCTTTGTTTTCTACCAACTGCAAACACTCCTGAGGAGACAAGTCACCCCAGTTGCGTCGTATACGATCTGGCACAATGCCTTTTCGGATACTAGACTCCTCTTCAGGCGTCAATTCTAGGCTTCCGTTTTTTTCCACGAGACCCTCGTTTAGGTAAAAGTTACGGATGTATTCTTTCAAAATATCAGCAACTGCTGAATCGGGTTCTACCCGAGTATTCCCCGCATGCGCCTTAGGAACGTGGCAGAGTTTACACAGAGTTACTAGATTTGTCTCATCTTCCCTTAGGTCCGGCCTTTGGAGCCAACTCTCGATATGGTGAACGTGTAGTCCTGGCCCCATACCAGTACATAGTACGCAAGAGTACCCATCTCTTTTCCTAACCCGCCAAGTTAATTTATGGTAGGTTTTTGAGTTGCGTGGCCTAACCAGGGTATCCTCAGGAACCCCTAGAGATTTCCGATGTGCTTTTGCACGATCAATCATCCTCTGTGAATGAACATCCCTTCTAAGGCATCCACAAGATCTTACCGAACCACTTGTAACCCTGCTTCTCTCTACGATAACCCTCTCCCCGCAATCGCATACGCAGGTTAAGTAGGCACTGTCTCCATCTTCTATTACGGTAAAGCGTCCGAACTTAGCCCCTAGAATAGAAGTTCTCCTACTCACTCTAGAGGCTAAAGAAGCGGTAAGTATCCTCGCCATAACCTCGGGGTCGTATCTCAAACAACCGCAAGATCTAGCCCCGTCGTACATCAGACCTTTGGCTTTCACTTCTACTTCACTACCGCAGTCGCACATGCATAGCCATACGTCTCCATTTCTGATTCCTGAGCCATATACTGCTGTCAGCCTGCCGTACTTATAACCTGATATTACCGGATTCTTAGGTGCTCTTACCGCCATCTAAATTCATCCGCAAAAACATAACGTTTGCGGCTCCAATCTAGTTATACCAACGATCAGGTCTTTTGATTAACGGGTGCGGGAACGTCTACTCGGAGTTTCTTCGAATCCAAGTAAGCGATACGTGCGCCTTTGATCTGGCTCAATGCACGGTACACCTGATCAAGCTGCCCAACTTCCGAATCCAGTTTTACTGCAAATCCCAGACAGACCTTGGTGTCATCGGTGTCTGGAAGAACTACTGTGTTTACGGCCATATAAACCTCTTGACATAGTGGCTATTAATTAGTAACTTCCCGAGTATATCAAGAGAACATCTCAATGTCTACCAGCCTCTACTACGACCTTATCAACCGAACGCCGCTTCTTACAAAAGAAGAGGAGAAGGCTCTCCTCGTTACCTTCAAGTCTGAATCGTCTACCGCTCTACAAAAGAAACGCGCTCGTGATCGTCTGATCGAGGCCAATCTCCGCTTCGTGTTCAAGACCGCGAAGAAGTATGCACGCCGTTATCCAGCTTCGTTTGAGGATCTTCTCAGCAGCGGTAACGAAGGTCTTATGGTTGGCGTCGATAAGTATAGCATCGAATCCGGCAATCGACTTCTGACCTATGCGGGCTGGTGGATTCTCCAGCGCATCCTGAAAGAGATGTCCAAGTTACGTCTCGTCGCCCTGCCTATCTGGAAGCAGCAACTGGCTGCAAAGATAGCAAGGCTAAAAGAAGAAAACGAAGATATCACCTTTGAGCAGATCCTGGCAGCCTGCCCAGGACATCCAGAGAAGGACGTCCGGGAGCTTTCAGAGACTGCGTTCCTCACTTGCTTTATCGAAGACTTGTCGGACACCGAACTGGTGGACATAGAGTTTCAGGTAGAAGATGAGATCGATGATCAGCGCCTCCATCAGCGCATTTCAGAACTCAGCGATATTCACCGCCAAGTGTTGATGATGTCTCTAGGTTTTGACGATGGTCTGGAGAAGTCTATTAAAGAGATCTCCAAGACCACCGGTCTTACCCGAGATGAAGTCAATGCTCACAAACGAGAAGCGTTGGAGACTCTGCGTTCAGGTTATGGCGTAGAGCTATAGCTCAACTCGTGCCATGAAGGCGAGTCTTCCAAGAGCCTCGCCCTTCCTGGTTGGCGAACCAATTTTCATAGCAATAACGAACTCTTCAAGAGCTGCCTTGATGACTCCTGTTGGGGTTTCGATTTGCTGAAACGACCCCTTCTCAACAAAGGTTGAACGATGAGTTGAGTCGTAGAAGTCCCCCGATGGTGAGGTAATACTTTCAATCCTCGCTGCGTGCATCTCCGCAATCCAGGAAGTGCCGCACGAACGACACACGTAGGTTTCTTTAGTCAGCTCTGCGGTACTTCCAGGAAGACAAGAAACCGTAATGCTATCCGATTTACAGCCTTCGTTAATACAGATCAAATCTGCATAGTGCAGTGCTTGTCGGGTGCTGCTAATTGTTACCTTGAACTCGCTCATCCCCGCCTCTCAGTCAACTCCTTGCATGGGACACAAAGTTTGAAGCCATAAGCACGCCGTGGTTCAGGCATCTCGGCTCCACACTCACATTCTTCAGGACCGTAACCCTCGTCCTCTGGGGCATACTTATGCTGACCGTATTTTCGGTCGTTAGCGATCAAGTATTCTTGTTCCTGGAGAACTTCCAGGTAAGCGTCTGCGTTCAAATTACTGCTCCTAACATCGTTTAGATTATAAATTTAGGCGATTATTTTAGTCCTAAACGACTCCCTCACACCAGCTAAACGTTAGACCAGTTTGGCCCCCAATACACGTTCTCACCAACTTTAGTTGGTAGGAAACGAATCCCAATCCCAGTCTACCGACATATGAACCTTACCTAACGAAAAATGAAAAGCCTAAATAGGCCGGGTTACACTACTCTTATACCTGGGTAGGTAACCCGGAATTGAACTACTAGACCTTTTCAGTGCCAGTAGAGAACTCAACCATCATACGGACGGTTCCATCTTTGTTGTTTGAGAACTGGTGCTGTCGAAGATTCCACAGCGAGCTGTGAATGCCTGACCCCAAGACCATATGTTGAATGTCACCGACGGTCTTGGCGCTAAACATCGTAGCCAAGCTTGGGGCAGGCACGACATCACTCGTACCAAACATAAGCTTCAGATACTTGTCCATGCCCTTCTCGATACGGGCTAAGAAAATATCATCACCTTCCAGAAGATCTGCCAAACCTTCTGTACGCTCCTCCTCGTCTTTCTTCGAGAGACAACGAGTACGCTCGATCTCCAAAAGCTTCAGCATGATATCGCTGCGAGCTTTTCGAAGTTCTGCCTCAGGCACTTTCACGGGTGGAGTCGAGGTACTGCTCACAGTCTGGCTCTCAGTGTAAAAAGGCTTCTTCGTGTTAAACACACTGTCGTACCGGAACGGGTCAATATGAGCAGCACTTGCCGTACTAGCAGATATCCTCCGAAAATCCGTAGTTCCGAAATCATTCGGTAGAATAGGCGCTCTCTGTCGAGTAGAGTTGAAGAGCTCTATCATCTCCTGAGTTATGCTGCCATTGTTTCCAGTATTTGCCATCGTTAAATCCAAGGGCCCCGAAGGACCCGGTTCGGTTAGAATTTACCGATCAAGCCTTGTACGACCTGAGCGGCGTTCAACGACACCGAAGCTTTCTTCGGTTTACGTTTTGGTTTGCCTTCGTTAGCCTTGGACTGCTTCACGGCGTTTACAAGGAGCAGACCTGCGAGGGCAGCGATGAGACCTTTGCTGCTATCGAGGTCCAGAGACTTGCCGAGAACCATGCCGCTGTGACGGCCAGTAACGCGGGCGTAAGGACGTTTGGTATCTTGGGACATACCGAGGGTGAGGCTGAGACCTGGGGTTTTCATTTTTGAGCTCTCCGGTGAAATAACAACGGCCCGAAATGGGCCGTGTTTTGTTACGATGAAAAGAAAATGTACGACGAGTACAACGCATTCCCTAGAAATGCCATTATGAGGTAGAACCTGAAATCATTGTCCACTCTATCTACGTCGAACAGAAGAGAACCGTCTTCGCAGATAGAGAGGGTGATCAAAAAGGCATATGCAGTACAGATTCCGTAAGTCATCCCATGATGGCGGGCCATGATTAATGCGGGGACTAGCAAAAAGAATCGCGTTGAAATGTTGTACGTCACACCTTTTATAACATCCAACGTAGACATCACTTCTCCTTAATAGAATCCAACATCCACCTAGGGAACTTCGACTTATTCTTACGGATGAACTTAGGGAAACGATCATCCATCAGAACGGTTACTCCGAAGTCTTTTTCACTGCGGTTGATACGACCAGTCTGCTGACCGAATGTGATCATTGCTTGATAGTTATACCAGGGAAAGTCCTTTTTCATCTTCATGCTGATGAACTCGTCCCCGGCGTTCATGTACGGAATACGAAGGATTACCTGGAACCGAGCACGGTCGAACTTGAAGTCCACCCCTTCCTGACACGTCGGTGAGACATAGACCGCGTTGTCTGTCCGAGCATAGAACTCTGCAAGCCTCTGTGCCGAGTCCTCAGGTGAGTGAGTCATCAGTCTTGGGTCACGCATGGCTTGCATGAGGTCGAAGGCTGCACGATACGAGGGGGCGTGGATGAGGCCTTTAACGTCAGAGAAGATAGCCATGACAGCCTTGAGCTTCTCAACCAGTTCAGGAAGGTTATCAACCCAACCTTTGTGACTGGTATCGACCATGTACTGCGGCTTCATGATGATCGGACGACTCTCTACCGGGAACGTAGAGCCGATGCGGATGAAGTACGTAGTTTCCGGATTGATGCCACGATCACGGCAGAACATGTTCTTGTCGTAGATCGTACCGGACATGATGACGTTGATCTCACCACCGTCGTACAGAAGCTTCTGTGGAAGACCACCCAATTTCTCAGGCGTCAGCTCGAACTTGGTAGCTCCTAGGTTCCCATACTCTTCTGCCTGGACTGAGAAGTTACTCCACATCTGAGGGAAATCATTCGTCATGGTCTCCAGCTTCATGATGCGGTCTGCGTACTTCTTCTGCTCTTCTTCGTCTTTAGGAACGAAGCGGTCTTCAGTGAAGTAGCTCAGCCAATCACTGATATCCTCGAAGTTCTCCCACCTTGCACGTTCTTGGTCGGAGCCCAGCATACCCGGGACAGTAACCGAGAACTTAGCGAAGTCACGAAGGATACCTTCGATGCGGTGACCTTCGTCAATGATCATCATCTTGCGTTGACCGAACCGACCACCGAAGTGAGTCTGGTAGATGTACGAATGCAAGTTATGAATGATGATATCGTTATTGGAAGCAGTCTCGATTGCCACGGTGTACGGGCAAGGAGTAGTCTCAGTCTCGCCATCGAAGCCTGTGCATTTCTCGTAGTTCTCCTTGGAGTCTTTGCACGGACCTTGGCCGCAGTTACGAGTAGTACGCTCAACGTGGATCAACTCACCCTTGGCGATGGTCTGGCGAATAGCCTTGGCATCAGCAGGGGTTTCGTAGAACACGCATGGGTAAGACGACCGGCCTTTCATTAGGACTGCGTACATGTTGAAGTCATCGTGATACTGGTTCTGCAACGACTTCATAGGGGTAAGGATGTGAGCGGACTTCGACCACCGTGCGAGGGCTAAAGCAATGCCTGATTTACCAGAACCAACAGGAGCCTCGATCAGGATAGTTTTGTATCCAGCCTTGATCGCAGCTTCTGCTTCATTGATTACGGAGACCTGTCCACCGCGAGGTGAATCCAACGGCGGTGAAGGGAAGTAACTGAGAATGTCTGACACTCTGTGCTCCTTTTCTCAGGTGGACTAAAGCTGAAGCCCCGCTTTTGGCGAGGCTGGAGCAGTGTTTGTTTAGTACAGTCCAGACGTGCATTAATTCTGCACCAATCTACCTTTATTGTTCAAAGGTCAAAGGTCTGAGTTGTACTGGGTATTGCGAGGAGGAGATAGTATGCATCTCCTACGTAGTTCTTATACCAAAACTACGCCTAGTGAATGACCTCCCACGACTCGGCAGTGAAGTCTTCCACTTTGACGTGGACCTCACGACCCTGAATCGGGGACAGCTCAAGAAGAGAATCGTTGCGACCCATAACCCAAAAAGACTGGCCAGTGTTCTTGTTCTTTACTACCTTAGCTTTCATGCCAATACTTTGAACAACGGTATGCTTTACACCGTTGGAGCTAACTACATTGAGTCCCATCAATCACCTATAAGTCACAGAAAGAAAGGCCCAGTTTCCCGGGCGTTTTAGTCTTCACATTACTTATACCAAGAAGCTGTGTTTCAATGAACGCAACATTGCCTCAGGATCACCGTCTACGTTCTGTACTTCAACCTCGTAGATGTCGAAACCTTCCAGAGCGTTCTCGCTTACATGACCGGAGGTAGAGTCATCTTCCACCTCCCGAACGATCTTCACGCAGTCGAACTGGACTTCGTCATCGAAGTTACTATCCATGGAGTATTCCAGCAAAGCGGAGTATTCATGGGGGAAACGCATATCAGGAATGCAGTAGTCCGTATCGCGGTTAGCGTCCAGGAATGCAACAAGCTTATCCGACCAGTACGTAGGGCCATTCTTTACTTGGCGGTACTCAGTGCCCCAGATTTGGAGAATCTTGCGAGGGGAGTTAGGGGAGGTATCGTCCATGCCAAGATCCTGACAGGTCTGGATGAAGTCAACGTCCTGACACTTGGACAGAGCCATGCGTGGAGTAGGCAGTTCTTTGGTTTCACGATCACGCAGAAGCTCTTGGTCTTCTAGGCCAAATGCGATCTGAACTTCTAGGTAAAGAGGGTCAGCAAAAGAGGCACGTTGGAAGTTAGGCTTCAGCATCTCTGCCAAAGTATCTTTGCCACTACCTTTCTTACCTGCCAGGGCTAAAACACGTTGCATATTATTCTCCGAGATTGGAACGAGCAGCTTCAGCTCGTTTGGTACCTTCATCATAGCCTACCATGATCGCTCTTGCAAACCACGTAGTCATGAGGTCAACGTCGATCTCAGAATGCGTCCAACGGTATCGCTTCTTGCACTCTACGAAGTTTTCAGCCCAGACAGATGCATCAAGTGATCTCTCCCAGGGGTTGTCCTCCATGGTCTTTACACGTTCTTTCAGTTCATCTACTAATGGCTGGTTGGTAGAATCACTCATCCTTCACCTCACGTAATCTAAAAAAAGCTAAAAAGAAAGGACTCGTTAGAGTCCAATCTTCGACCACCCTTACAGGTAGTCTTTCAGGTTCAAGCCCAGCAGTTTGGCCGAACGTTCCAGAGCCTGGGTTTCAGAAGGTTCGATTTCACCGTCGGATTCGGCGATGGTCAGCATGATGTTCAGGACAGTAGCGGCGTCGGCAGGGGCGTGTTGCAGGTCGCTGAGTTCTTTTTCAGCGTTCTGACGCAGGATACGCATACCGGCTTTGAAGTCGGTTTTCGCACGATCCATCAGGTTGGACAGCTCGGCGCCGTAACCCTGGAGCTGAGGAGTGTTGCTGAGGATGACTTCAACTTTGTCCAGTTCAGCAGGTTCCAGGTCACCATCGGCGGCAGCGATGTAGATAGCGCCGTAGACGATTGCCTGCATCAAATCACGGTTTTCCAGTTTAGCCATACCTGCACGAGCGGCTGCTGCTTTTTTACCGAAACCAAACATGTTGTATTCCCCAATCAATTTAGAGCGAAATGCCCAAGGTCTGTAAGAAGTATATCCTCTTACACTATCCTTATACCTGCATAGGGATAGCATAATTGAAAAGGGCCTCCGAAGAGGCCCCTATCATTAGGCGTTTACGCCACGTTTCAACGCTGCCGACGCAGCGAACTTGACACGTTTTCGGGCGGGAACATCGACCGGATCACCGGTACGTGGGTTGCGAACGGTGCGTGCAGCAACGTCCATGACCTTGAGAGTGCCGAAGCCCGACAGACGTACGGCAGTGCCTTCGCCCAGCGAAGCACCGATGCTGCCCAGGATTTGTTCGTACAGGTCTTTGGCTTTCTTCAGGGTGATTTCGTTGTCAGCCGCAAGCTTGCGAACCAGTGCATCTTTGTTAATCATGGTATTTCCTTTGTAGTTAGTAGGGAACATTGACGTGTTGAGGTGGATAGTAGACAAGCTAAAAGAAAGTGTCAACAACTAAAACTAAAAAACCACGAATTAACGTGGCTTTTTATCTGACCCTACAAATTGTTAATTTGAGTAGTCGGAGTTAAGGAATAGTCCCTGATCAAGGTAGGGCCAAGATCCCATTCCTCCATAGTGATCCTTGCCTGGTAGTTCGAATAGAACATTCCGTCGGACAGAGACCCCCAAAGCTTTTCAGCTTCTTCCCGAGACTCAAAGAACCACGTTTTGTCCAAGTGCCAGTGGGCAACCTTGTCCGGCTTACCGCAGTTCAAAATTACTTTCCGGACTTTGAACACCGCGTCATCAGGCCAACCTTCACCAGAAGAGATGGCGTTGGCAACGATGCTCTTAGCAAACTCTTGTACTGAAGTATCCATTTCAAAGCCCTCGAAGTAATAAGTAGTTTTTCTTCTCTACTATTCTTATACCTGTTTCAGATAATCCGTATTGAAACTAAAAAAGCCAAGAATAATCTTGGCCTTTCTTTTACTTCCTGTTCGATGCAGGTACGTAGTCAGGATTCCTGAATTTGAACTCAGTCTTACCTGTGTACTCGTGACCATACCAGGAGGTTACGTAGACAACGATCTCGATAGGACCGTCTTTGGTAGCACGCAGTTTGTGCTGAGACAACCAAGTTTCGAACTGCGTTTGCGAGGCGAAGAAGTGATTTACCAGATCAGAGCTGTGGACCCGCTTATTGTGGATGAAGAAATCACAGGCTTCGGCCTTGATTACTGCATCTTCAGGCCAGCCACTAGCTGCTTTGAGGATCTTGTCAAAACTCATTATGCCACCTCACTGTAGATCGGAAGAATGGATTGCAGAGCGTCCGCCTGACGACGAAGCTGGCTAGCACGACCCGGGTTTCCATCGGAGCAGAGAGTAGCCTGGAGCTGTAGATCTTTTACCGCATCGAGTATTTCGGAGTAGTTCATATCAAAGGTCTCTAAGTAAGTGGAAGATAATTCTTCTCTACCTTACTTATACCAGTCTGCGCCTCAGGAAATGTAAAAAAGCCAGAGTGTTAGTCTGGCCTTTCGTTTACTCCGGAGTTACGTCTTTCTCTTGCTTGGCCGGGGAGAGAGCCAAGTAGATCAGGCCAGCAATTACGAGGATGCCGAAGGTGGAAGCTTTCATTGTGTAGCCCTTACGCAGTTTTGATGGAGGCAACAGCCGAGCACACCCGATCCAGAACATAGGTCGTAGTGTTCAGTTTGTGGTGCATGGAGAGAGTACGCATTTCGTTCAACGCCTGAACGGGGTCGCTCAGGTCGAAGGAGTCCATGCATTCTTGGGGAAGAACCACTTCTACCGAGTGCTCCTTGAGGAGGTCGGCACGATCTTGGTAGTAACCGGCCTGGCTGTGAGGCAGGTTGTTCAGGAACTTGCGGAAGCCAAGTTCACCGAGGTGGATGCTGAACCCAACACGGCTACGTCCCATGCGGAGTTCTGGGAGATTTTGGGTGATCTTTACAACGTTATCAGTAGAGGTCATATCGAAGGTCCGTTCTTAGTTTTAAGTGCAGAGGGAAGGTATTCCTTCTCTACATTACTTATACCGGTAACGGACCCTCGATATTGACTCAGCTCAGAGAGAGCTTTCCATCACGAAGATCTTGCAGAGTTTGCAAAATACCTTCCTGCAGGGACTTCGGAGCATTTGGATCGGCCAAGACATCCTTGATCAGCCGAGGCTCTTCAAGGTAATTCTTCTCCGCATGCTTCGAATGCAGCACTGCATCTGACGATTGATGCAGGTGAGCGTTACAACCCAGTTCTACGAAGGCTGACCGTCGCTCCTGTGATACCGATTCCAACTGATCGGCTTCGATTGCGACGGCCAAGGCCAAAGGGTTCATTAAAGTCGTTAATTCGTTGGTCAATTCCACGCCGAAAGTCGGCAGTACAAATGTCTTCTGGTTCATAGCGATTCCTCTGTAATGTACACGATGTCAACTCCGGCCTCTTCAAACATTTCAAGAACGATAGGGTCGTGCTCTTCCCAACGTTGCTGCCTTGCATGATCACTATCCGTTCGTCTGAAGATAACCACCTGAGTGATTCCAACGTTGATGATCGCCCTAGCACAGTCGCAACAAATACCGATAGGGGAGTCAAGCAGGATACGACACCCCTGTAGAGGTGTCCCAACCCTAGCGGCGTTGTATATTGCGTTGCGCTCTGCGTGTTCGGTATATGAGTATTTAGCCGGACGAAGATGTCTAGCGTCTTTGCTATCATCGACCCCTCGCGGAAATCCGTTGTATCCAATTGCTCTAACTTCAAAGCCCGATCCCAGTATGGCAGCTCCAAGTTTAGTACTCCTATCTTTGCTGAGGGCGGCAGCCGCACGGCTAAAAACCATGAACTCCCTTAGTTTTTCTAGTTCCCGCTCTTTCACTTATCTGCCTTCTACATAGTCTGCGTAGTAGCAGGATACTCCTTCTCGGAAGGTTCGTACACTATGCAGATTGCCATCCCGCCCGGAGAACGCAGAGTTCCATGGTTGCTTCGGAACGAACTGCAAGGCGTCAGGGTAGTTCTCTGCTAGGTCGTAGATGTTGTGCAGGGCATCATCGAAGACGACAGCGGGTTCAATACCTCCGTAAGCCTTGCGGATAGCGTCTGCCTTCGTCTGACCTTGATCAGGGATAATCACCTGATGGCAAGGGATCTTGTGAAGACCCATCCAGTACTCAGTCTTTACGAAGGCATGTGGATCGTAGTCCCGAGAAGTAACTACGGCAACGTGGTGATCCTTGACCAACCGGATCATACACTCAGCAGTACCTGGGAGCGGAGCACAGCTCTCCATCAGCTTGTCTTCTTTGATCGCATTGGCGAACTGGGAGAACGTGATTTCGTAAAGATCCAAGATGCCGTGGAAATCCACGAAGTCAGTCTTCACGTAATCTCTGTGGAATCGATGGTTGAGAGACTGCATGAGGATGTTGCAGAAGTCGCCTTGAGTATCATCAAGATCGACCACCGCCAAAGGCTTACCTGTATAGATCATTTCTTACTCCAAAGAAAAGGCCCTCGGTTGAGGGCCCTTGTTTACACGATGATTTTGTGTTCGGGTAGTACTAATCGCTCTACGTCGTACTTACTCCAGACATCACCCCAGTCGCCTTGGGTACTGGCCTTGCTGTATTCAGTGGAACGGTTCTCGAAGAAGTTGGTGTGCTCTTCCCCGTTCAGGATGTGGTCCAGCCAATCTAAAGGATTCTTCTTGACCTTGAAGATACCTTTCATCCCAAGACCAATCAAACGACGGTCTGCGATGAAACGAATGTACTGCTTCACTTCCTCAGGCGTCATACCTTCTACGCCACCAAGCTCAAAGGACAGATCGATAAAGGCATCTTCCTGACGAACGATCTCTTCGAAAGCACCGTAGACATCGTTCCTTAGCTCTTTAGTTATACCACCCATTCGCTCTTTTACGAAAGCCTTGAACATATTGCTCATGCCTTCTACGTGCAAACTTTCATCACGAACAGACCAAGTGATGATCTGGCCCATGCCTTTCATAAGATTGTGGCGTGGGAAGTTCAAGAGCATTGCGAACGAGCTAAACAGTTGAACGCCTTCTAGACCACCCGAGATAACGGCCATGGACTTGGCCATTTCATACTCGTTGTCTACGTTGAACTGACCAACGAAGTCATGCTTCTCTTTCATTGCCTCGTACTGGAGGAACGCCTTGTACTCGACTTCTGGCATACCGACGGTATCGAGCAGCAGGGAGTACGAGTGCGCATGGACCGATTCGATGTTTGCAAATGCAACCAGCATCATGCGAATCTCAGGAATGTTACCAAAGACGTGCAGGTATTTGTCTATGTAGCTCTGGGAAATATCCACGTCAGCTTGTGTAAAGAAACGGAAGAGCTGGGTCAGCAAGTGACGCTGAGATTCGTTCAGTTTGAAGTTCCAGTCCTTAACGTCTTCGTGGAGTGGTACTTCTTCAGGCAACCAATGAACTTGGTTCTGAACTAGATAGTTGTCGAATGCCCATGGGTACTCGAAAGGTTTGTAATGGGCGCGTCCGGTAAGAAAAGGCATCGGTAAAACTCGCAATGGTTAACTGTGTTCTAGTCTACTCAGGGTTTTGGAATTCATCAATAGCCGTCAGCAAGAACTGGTTCTCTTTTTTAAGACGATCCAACTCAATAGATAGATCTACAACCTCTCTCTTCAGATCAAAGGTCTCTTTCTGAAAAGCAAGAGCGAATCCTACTAATTCTGAAACCTCTTCCGAACGATTGTATCGAATGAGATTGGCACAGATGGTTATGAATTTGTCCAAAGTAACCTCGGTAGAAAAAGGCCTCCGAAGAGGCCCTTGCTATGTTACTGACAGGCTAGGCATCCGTCAGCATCAAACGAGTTAAAAGAAAGCTCTTCGACTTCTACCGCATCCATCTTCTCACGCATTACAGAGTGCGAGACGACGTCTGCACGACGCAAGCTCTTAGAGCGGAGATAGTACAGGCTCTTGATCTTCTTCGTCTTCCAGGCCATCAGGTGAAGCGCCAGGAGCTCAAGCTTGTGTACGTTAGGACGCACGAAGATGTTGGTGGAGATCATCTGGTCTACGTACGGCTGACGAGTTGCAGCGTGTTCGATAACCCAACGTTGGTCTTCTTCGAAAGCAGTACGGTAAACCGCTTTGTCGTCGTCGGTCAGGCCTTCCAAGTTCTGGACGGAGCCTTCGTTGGTGATGATGTACGACCAAACCTCCGGTGTGTTCATGCCCAACTCCTCCAAGCGGAGCTCCAGGAAACGGTTACGTACCTGGAAAGAACCACTCAGGGTTTTTTGGGTGAACGCGTTTGCAGACCATAGCTCCATTGACGGTGATACGGTCCCACAAATGATAGATACCGATGCGGTTGGAGCGATAGCAGTAACGTTTGCATTACGACGCATAACGCCATGGCGACCAGCATCCGGGCACGGACCTTTCTCGTGAGCGAGTTTTTCAGTGGCGGCATCACAACCTACCTTGATGTGCTTGCCCATACGCATGTTGATGGATTTGGCCATCGCCGATGCAAACGGGATTCCTTTGGACTGGAGGTACGAGTGGAAACCCATAACGCCAACGCCCAAACTACGCTCTTGGGATGCAGAGAACTTGGCACGAGAAAGCTCCTCAGGAGCGTTGTCGATGAAGTCTTGCAGGATATTATCGGTGTAGCGTACGCAATCTTCGATGAAGAGAGGATCTTTGCTCCACTCGTCGAAGTACAGTTGGTTAAGCTGAAACAGGCAGCATACGGCAGTACGTTCTTCGTTCGTTGCCAACCAAATTTCAGAACACAGGTTGGACGTTACAGGGATCAGGCCGTCAGCTCTGTGATACTCAGGGATAGCTGCGTTGGCAGTATCTTCGAAGATCAAATAAGGAGTGCCGGTTTCCAGACGGGAAATAACAATTTTCTGGAAGAGGTCCCGGGCGGAGATAGTCTTGACGACTTCCTTGGTGTTAGGGCAGATCAGATCAAAACCACGACCTTCATCAACCGCTTCCATGAATGCGTCAGAAAGAGTGATACCATTGAAAAGGTTCAGGCACTTACGGTTTGCATCACCACCAGTTGCACGACGGATGTCGATGAACTCTTCGATCTCAGGGTGACTTACGGGGAGGTACGCCGCCGCTGCACCACGACGAAGATTGCCCTGGGAGACACCCATAGTGATGGAGTCTTGGATCTTCATGAACGGTACTACACCGCTGCTCTTGCCACCACCACGCACACGGGCGTTGATGCCACGCACATTCCCCCAGAAAGTACCGATGCCGCCACCGTTGGCAGACAGTTCACCGTTCTCAGTATAGGTGCCGAAGATACTCTTACGACTGTCTTGAACTTCATTCAGGTAGCAGGAGATGGAAAGACCGCGATCAGTACCGGAGTTAGTAAGACCTGGTGTCGGGGTGATAGCCCAGTGGCCGGAGAAATAGTTGTACATTCGTTGAGCGTGGGCATCATCGTCTGCACCTGCACGAGCCACCCGTGCGAACATCTGTTGTACGTTTTCGCCATTCCAGAGGTAACGGTCCTCTACTGTTGCAAGACCGAATGGGGTCATCAAGGCATCCTTAGAATAATCTAGGTTGATGCCTGCGTGTTGGGATTTGGACATTGAAGGGGAAGCCTACTTTATCTTTTCGAGAGGCTAATGATAGTTCAGTTGAAGGGGCCTGTACAAGCACCCCGGGAAAGGAATTTTAACGATCTACGATGATGGCAAGGATCTCTCGGGCCCGCATAATGGCCAGTCTTTCGCCATCAATAGTCATCTCGCTGCTACCGATGTGAGGCGGCAAAACTACCCAGTGTCCTACCTTAACTGGCAGCGGGCAAAGCTCCCCACTTTCCAGAAGTACGCCAGGACCTACTTCCAGTACTTGACCGATAAGGGCCTCGTTACCACCGCCATCTCCGAGGTAAATACCACTTTCAGTTTTTTGTTTCTCAGGCTCTACTCGGATTAAAACTTGATCGTACATTGGTGCTAATTTCATTACGCGGTACCTGTATGGCCAAAACCACCGTTTCGGCTGCTATGTTTATCGCTGAGAGTATCAACGAAGCTAAAAGAACAACGCTCATCTTTGACCAGTTCGATCTGGGCAATACGGTCGCCGTTTTTGATTTCTGCGTACTCATCAGAGAGGTTGATGATTGGAACAAATAACTCGTTCTGGTAGTCCTCGTCGATAACTCCCTCACCACATACTACGGTCATACCCAGTTTGAAACTGAGACCTGATCGTGGGTGGACTCGGAGGCTGTACCCTTCAGGTATATCGAAGACTAGGCCAGTAGGTATCAGGGCTCTTCCCCGTGGCGGTATTACGATTAAATCGTCGGCATGTTTCTTTACAAGCCCAGGTAGCCAAGGACGTACTAGGCCAAGGAAACCCTGAAGAAGACTAGCGTCATTATTCTCGTCCAGTACTTTCACAGACCCCGGATCGCCAAGGCTAGCTCTCAGATCAGCACATGCCGATCTCTCAGTACCGTACTCCGGCAGCTTCACACCGTCACGAATTGCTTTTACGCCTACCTGCATTTCTCACCTCGGCTAAAAAAGACCCCAGTTACGGGGTCTTATGGTTTGTTACTCTTCAAGGGGTTTCTGCAACCCCTCTTTTACCTTCTTGGCAATCTCGGCCAGCTCTTCTTCATGTGCCTTCTGCAAAGCCTCAGACTGAGCCTTGAAATCAGTGGTGTTCATGATGAATGGCATGACCATAGCTTCTTCGAAAGAGTAACCTGGGAAGTACTCGGAAGCAACTACCAAAGGACTGGTATTGCTGGAGCCGGGATCACTCATCCAGATGTTCAGTACAAACTCGATGTCTGCTTCGTCTACAGGTTCTTTGAAGTCCAAGACTTCATCCAGCAAAAGAACCCAAGGCGGCTGCATGATGAACGTCCGTGGAGTTTTAAACGCTTCAATCCACGGACTGCCTTCTTCCGCATTCTCCAGGACTTTGGCCCAAGGGTCAACCTTGATTACCGCAGAGCCGATGTTCTCTTCATGCTCGATATCCCCAAGAGCTTCTAAACCTGCAACTCCAACCTTGGAGAGAGAGAGGTCAGAACTTTTGGTAACTGCATCGGCAAGATAGGTAGCACTCGACTCGCGGGTAGACAACACCGAAATATCCTTAAAGGACGGTGGTGTTGCCTGCTTACCATATGGCTTAAGGATCGAAGCAACGTGCTCCGCCAGATGGTTGATACTTACGTGGGTAACATCACCCTCGTAGTAGTGGTCGTACCAGGCCTTAGCTGAACGCGCTACACCTACGGTACTGTCCAGGTTATCGCCCTTGATAGCCAGGAGGTGCAAGTTGCCACCCTTGGTTACGGCGAAGTCCATACGGACGGTTAGGGAAAAGTCTTGGTGAGCCCAGGACTGTGCCACTGCTTTGTAAACTTCATTACGGGTGATCCCAGGATATTCCGGGCAGAGCTCAGGATCTGCATTTTCAAAGAATGCATTGATCTTGTTCACTACCTTCGGAAGAGATTCCGAAATGGCCTGAGAGATTGAGGTCGGTAACTTTCCAAGAACAATCATCTGACCCTCGCTCCATTTCTCCGGATTGAATCCGCTTTTTTGGATACGAGCTTCCCAGTTAGATCGAAGTGCAACTTGTTCTTTAGTAAACATGATATAGCCTTATTTTTCTAAGTTAAGCAGAAACGCTTAGTCCCTGCTATTCCAGTACGCTGGTCGCACTGTACGTTTTGGTTCACGAGCTGGTCGTGGATCTTCTGGCAGATCCGAGCCCTTGTAGCGAATAGAGTTCAACTCAGGAAACTCAGTATCGCCGGACTCTTCTACTTCATCCTGCTGAGCACCACGAGCCACTCGTTCAGAGGAGGTGTGACGAATGCTGAAAGGATGACCACAACGGGAACGCTTGAAAGTACCAGCCATTTGAATCTCCAACCCAGTAGTAAGTGTAAAGCGTAATTGCCTTACACCTTTCTTATACCCAAATGGAAGGTCAGTCTTTGATAATCCGTTTAAGCGGGCCGTCGTTCTTGCCGGAGACAATTGAAGGGATCATACACCAGTAGATTGGCTTTACCTCAATCCCTGAATCAGCGATGTACTTACCACCAAGGTAATACCCAGTAGTAATTCGGTCATTATCCAGAATCAACCAGATATGAGTGTTTGGCTTAGGCGGAGTTGCGGAAGGCTGCGTAAATACTGCCTTCGTCAAGATCTGAGCGATCCTAGCAACTTGATCGTTTATATATTGCACCTGAGACGACATGTGCTCCATGCCATCGCAGTAGCCCTGTTCATACTGAGTCATCTCACTCATAGTCGTTTCTCCAAGACATGCTTTTTGAACGCAGCCACTGTTACCGGGACGATTGGCTCAATCAACTGAGTAGCTGCTTTGCCATACACCTGGATCTCGTATTGAGAGTGGCTGTGGTCACGAAGACCGATGAAGCCCAGCAGGTTGTGCAGGTCTACCGTTGCGAAGAAATGTGTGTAGATGTTCATAGGCAGACTGCCACGAGCAATCTCACGAGGTACGCCTCTTGCCACCAACAACTCGTACATTGCGTAAGCCTGCTGGTTGCTACTACGGATAAGGCTGCGAGTCTCTTCTTCGTATTCTGGATTCAGTTCTACTAAATCACGCATCTGCTTATTGTCGGAGTTCTGAGTACCGATACACCCTTTGGCAGGGACGTACATCTCATTCGGCAGAATGGAGTACCGAGCACTTACTTCGTTGTAACCCCAGGAACGATGACGCATCCACTGACGAGCAACGAACATTGGGCACTTTACTTCAAAGGTAAATTGCACAGACTCAAGTGGGCTTGTGTGTCGGTTCTTAACGAGGTAGTTGATCAAACGTTCATCACTGCCGGTATCATCGCCTGCACGCCAATCTGCGTCATAGCTTACACGAGCGGATCTGACTACGGAAAGGTCACTACCCATACTGTCTACGAGACGAAGATAGCCGTGGTCTAAAAGATCAATTTTCAAAGAGTTAACTCCAGTTCTAATTGGAGCCACTGTAGCGAAATCTAAAAAAAGCCGCAAGGTAAAAAAAGGAAACGACAGAGGGGAAGTCCCTGTCGTTTCAAAGGCCTCCCAAGACCGGACCTTTTATACAGTCGAGGGAGGTAGTACATTACAATCTTTGTCTACTTGAAGAATGCTTTCGCAAGCACTCCGCAGATGAACCCGAAGGCCATAATGCCGAATATGATTACAAATATCACACCAAGTATTGACGCGAGAAATCCTAGAATTCCCATACCTCTTTCCTTTTGAATAGATTCGGAGCAGTTCCTAATCCGAAAGGGGTTAGGGCCTTTTCTAGTCTGTATAACTCATCATCGGAAACTGCTACACGTTCTTTACGAATGTTGATCTTGAAGCACTGAACGTCCAGGAGGACATACAGTACATCCCCCTTTTTATGGAGCTTCTTCTTCAGCTCTGCAATCCCTTCCAGCTTACTCTTGGCAGGGATCGTCAAAGCGATTTTGCGAGGAGTAAGTTTTCCCTTGGAAGGGTTCGTAACTCTGGCTTCAATGTCGAATTCGAACATTGCTAAATCCCTGTAATTCAGTAAGTAGTAGGTAAGCGGTATCCTTCTCTACTACTCTTATACCCGAATCCAGTGGTTGGTATTTAAAACAGACTGAACATTTGCTTGTGCAACGGAGCGTCCGAGTGAACAACTTCGGTCTTCTTCGCCCGTGCCTTCTGTGCAGTTTCTTCGAACTGCTTGTGCATGTTGCGGATACCGGAAAGCATGTCGCCACCGAGGCTTGCAGGAGCAGGTGCGGCCTGAGGTTGAGGCGGCGGTGGAACAGAAGCTTTCGGCATTGTCGGCATAGGGATATCCATGCTCGGCGCTGGTGCAGGAGTGATGAACTCCGGAGCCTTTTTCTTCGGCTTAGCCTTCTTAACGAACTCCTGATCGAGCGCACCGAGAAGGTCGAAGGGCAGAACAGGGTAAGTCGAGGTAGCCATCATTACGCTGGCCTTCGCCCATACGGCATGATTATCACCGTCATCGTCACCATCCGGCAGGCACAGCTTGGTGAGGTTATTTGCGACCTCGAAGGTCAGAAGAAATTCATCTTCGTCGCTACCTACGATTTCTACATGGATCTCTGGCTCAGTCATCAGAGAACCATCCTTGTACCAAGGAGTGGTTACCGCACCGACCTTCATTTCATTTTCGATGAGGAACTGCTTGATCGGGGCATTGCCCATGATGTTGATCAGACCGTTAATGCCGTGAGCACCGGAGAGATACTCTTTCTCCAGGGTAGGACCCACGAAACCCAAACCACGAAGATCGTCGTAGTTCATTACGCCTTCGTAGGCGTCAACAATTACAAACGCAAGTACGCTACTCATATTCTTCTCCAAAGCTCTAAGAGGCTAAAGAAAACAGAAAGATAGAAACGAGAAGAGCCCCGTTAGGGGCTCCTCAAGTCAAGCCGCTCAGAAATTACTGAGCAGCGGTTTCAGCTACCGCAGCATCGACCAGGCCGATTGCTTTGGCGATGTTGCTGTCGCCCAGGAAGGAGTCGATCAGGCCTTCGATGTTCAGGTCTTGGAACGCTTCGGTGTAAGCGTTGGTAACGGCGGCGTAGCCCAGTTTGGCCAGCAGCTCGTTTTCAGGCTTGAACTTCTGGACGCCGACCAGGAACAGGTTGGCCAGAGCCAGCTTGCCGAAAGCGGTTTGAGCGTAACCACGGATCATCATCGGCAGCTTCGGAACGATCAGGCCAACCAGCTTGTTGTTGATGATGCGGCCTGCTTCGAAGTACGCGGCGGTTTTGGCCAGTTCTTTGTTAGCTTGGAAAGCAACGCCAAATACGCCGGACAGGTTCAGTGCATTCATTTTGAGACTCCTAAAAACTTTCGAAAGGTTTAGTGCGGAGAGTCTAATAAGTAAGTACTCTCTCGCACTATTGTTATACCAGTGTATTGCAAATTATTGAATTTTCCGCCACGTAATTGAACCATCTTTAGCAAGGATCTTTTCGTGAGGACGCATCTTCATTAAGCATCCTGTTTTCTTCGTACATTCAGTAACCATGAAATTTCTAACCACAGGCCTTGCACTCTTCTTCTCAGGAGCAGGTGCTTGAACCTTGATAGGGTCTTCCGCACGAGATGGAAGGGTTGGTGTAACTACCGCAATTGCTGCGAAGACTAAATGAAGTAATCTCATAGACACACTCTTGCCGAGGCCTAGACTATCCTAGGCCTCTTAAGGTTTGTTTTGTTAGGTTCGACGGTAGGAAGGAACTACGTGTAAATGTACACGCTTCTCAAGGTTGGCACGCGTGTCTCGGGAAACAGTATCAAGAGCACCTGCTCCGAATACGGCCATCTTGTATAGCATCATTGCAGGTACAGATGTAAACCCTTCCAGGTCAAACCGAATATCGGTCTGCTTACCGGCAAGGATCATGATCCGGAAAGCATTTCGGTGGTCCGCACAAAGCGGATCGAACATTACCGACTTACCAGTGTTTACTTCGACAGGCGTATCCAAAACGCGTACGGCGGAAAGGGCGGTGCGATCAGAGTTTTGCAGGTTCATCGGTAAGGTCCTTTTCTAATAAGAGTAAGTTCTTCTACACTTCTCTTATACCAAGACCCTTTGGAGCATTGTAATCTTCAAGACGTTGTTTCAACCGGTTCACCTTGAAGAGGACGTGGTCCTGAACCAAATCTTCACCCACCATGATTGCCATCTGAGTAACCATAATGAACGAGTCTGCAACCTCGCTCGCCAATTGCTCTTTGGTAATGCGTCCACGTTTCCACTGGTTAATGGCGGTGATCAGCTCTGCCAACTCTTCGTTAGCCATACCTAGCTGAGCATCGTAACCCCAAGTATCCAATGCGTTTTGAAGAACCAAGGTATCATCAAGAACAAGAGTCATTGTGCCACCCCTTGAGCTTCAAGGTAGGTTTCCCGAACTTGGGAAATACGACGATTGATGTTTATCTGAACAAGCCAAGGCTCCTCCATAGTAAGCACCAATCGATTCAGCTCAACGAACAGACCCCCGATGTCTCTGGCAAGGTTGCGTTCAGTAGTAAGACCGATTGCATACTTGTTCAGAGACGTGGCGAGTTTCAAAGTGTCTTTAGAAGCTTCATAGTAACGATCACGATTACCGTCAGCTTCTAAGGAATGTGATAACAGATCCAATTCGTATTCAGTAAGTTTCATAGGTCTACCTTTCGGCTTTTGACGAAGTCCACCATCATGGTGTCCTTCACGTCTTCTTTATCGCCGAGAACCTTGTAAACATACCTCTCTATATCGAAGTCTGTCAACAGAATGAAGTAATCACATGCCTTCTTCTGACCAATGCGGTGAACCCTATCCTGTTGCTGTAGGAACACCTCAAGGCTAAAGTTCAGGCTGTAGAAGATCTGCGTGTAGACCGTGCTGTCAACCTCACGGAATACCGTATCAACATCTACTTCATGATCCTCTTTGTGGCCGAGGACCGTTACGCCATAGTTAACAGCTTTGGCCTGACATAGCAGAACCTTGTATTTCTTGTCACGGTTAAAGAGACGGACCTTACCCGAGGTATCTTTCTCCCCACCTGCGATGGTGAGGAACTCTAGGCCCACGTTGTTGAACTCACTCTCAATGAGAACACGTTCAGCTTGAGAGTTGTACCAGACCATAACCCGTCGTTCAGGCATCTGGACCTGAAGTAACCGCATCAATTCGATAAGCTTCGGTTGTTCCGGGAAGAACAAGGTCTCTCGTTTTACTGCAAGCTTCTCCTTCTTCTTTATCCGACTGAATTGAGCTTCACTGAAATAATCGAGATCGTCTGCAAGAATGTCCTTGCTTTCAGTGTAGTATATGAATCCGTTAGCAACCTGGCACTGCTTAGCTGCCAGTACAAGAGGGCTGGGAACTTCCACGTATCGATCTTGGAACAAAGCCATGAAGTTGGACTGCAACTCTCCGAAGACACGTTTCTGTTCCTCGGAAGCCTTCACATCTACGATGTGGAAGGTCTTATCTGGAAGGTCTTTCAACCATTCCGACTTCTTCATGACGATGCAGCAGGACTCAAGAGTATCTCGCATCTCCTCTACGTTCTTGTACCCCACAACGAACTGCCTCAAAGGCTTCCCGTCGGCACCTTTGCCGGGTTTACTCTCTACTGCGTATAACTCTTTGAAGACCTTGTAATCACGACCAACCAAAGACGGTTCCAAGTACCGTACAGGAGCGAACAAGTCTAGTGGCGAGTTGTTGATCAAAGTCCCTGAGTTGATTACCTTGTGTTTCACCTCCTGACCAATAGCAGTCAGACACTTGGTTCGAGCCGTAGTCGGAGACTTGATGAGGCCCTCGTCGATGTTCATTGAGTCGAACTGGATTTCCGTGCTAAGACCTTCGTACAGACGAACGGCTTTATCGTAGTTGATAACCACGAGATCAGCCTCTTTCATCTTCGGAAGCTCTTCGGCCCAGTTCGTAGTCCTGACGAGGTAGACCTTCAGCTCAGGTCGGTGGACTGCAACCTCATCCTCCCAGGTACCCAGCAAAGCCATAGGGCATACGACCAAGCTACGGCGGAACTTCATCAAGAAAATGTAGTCCAGGTAGATCTTGGTCTTACCCATGCCGGGTTCTAAAAGCAACCCCGCACTTTCAAGGGTGTACAAGAACCTCAGGGCAATCATCTGAGGAGTTAGCGGAGTAGTGTGGAATACAAAGTCCTCAGGGATGTCCTTGAGCTTCAATGATCCTTTGGCAATGCTGAACACCTCTCGGTCTACGTCCAGAGCCCCGAAGTGAGCCTTTAAACGCTTTGCCAAGTTCTGAACTACCAGAGTCTTCTTAACTGCGAAGTATCGAGGGCCACTACGGAAGAAGCCCGGAAACTTCTCCATCTGAGAAATCTCCTTGGAAGTCTGAGGTATAGCCTCGATGTACTTACCGCTGGAGATCAGTCTCATAGGAGGTTTACCGTGGTCTTAACGTGGCCGTCACTAACCGTGATAAGGAGATATCTACCTGGTTGCTGTGGGTTCGCCCGTGAGGCGAGATAGATAGCAGGCTTGTCATAGCCAGTAATATTAGTAACAGCGCAATCAAGATGACTAGCATTAGATTCCTCAACCCCAACCCTCTTCTTCCAGAAGTTCCTACTAGCCTTCTCTGAAACAGGTACGTGTACTAAAAAGTCACCGTCAGGAAGAAACCGCTCAAGATACTGCTCAAGGGATGTTTCAAGGTTGAAGGCCCAAACCTGAACGTCCTCATCGTGCATTTCAAGAGGTATGCTTTTTCGGTAGTAGTCCAGAACTACTTGTTTAAAGCAAAGCTTGTCATCAGCCTCTTGATGATGAACTCGGATACCCTGAGGATTTGTAACCGTGACCAAGTATGGTTTGCAGAGATTCAACGTAGAACGTTTCCAAGGCCATACCCATTGGAGTTCTACTTTCAAGCCACGCTGGATGGTTCGAGTATTTATTACCCTACCCACCTTGTTAAAATTCCACATAGCATAGTTACCAATTTTCTAGAAGCATGAGTTTACGCAGATAATCTGCGGTGGTCCACCTCTCTTGTACCAACAAAGACCTCTGCCTCTTAAAATGCACGAATATCGTCATCTCAAACACTCAGGAGCTACTTAGTGTCTACCCCATCTTTCACGTCTTCCTCATCGAACTTTACTTCGGTTCGCCTCTATACTGAGCTGGACCCGTACTACTACACCATTGATAACCGCCCGCTTCAGGACCTAAGCACCAACTCCAGTAGCCTAGCAAACGCAGCAGATGCCGGTCGTCGCGGTGTCCTAATCGAAGCCCTGAGAGCCTCTGCGTTGCAATCCGGTATGTACGGTTCCGGGCAGTCTCTGGTAGGACTTCGTGCATCCGTTGCTTCTGCTTCCACGGTATCAGTAGCTCCAGGTGCAATGATGCTGCCAGGAGCAATCTCGGTTGCGGATGCCACTCCTATCCTTCGGGTAGCGGGTAGCCACACCACTGTAACCTTGAACACTCCTGCCCCCGTAACTTTGGGCCAAGAGATGACCTACATCGTCCAGGCTGGATTCACTGAGTTCACTGGCACTACCTCGTATCCTAACTTCGATTCCGCCAACCCACTGTTGCAGTCAAACTTGCTGAACGGCTACCTGACTGTAAACGTTGTAGCAGGCGCTCAGGCGAACACCGGCACTTCGATAGCGCCTTCGGTAACTCCAGGTTTCTACCCACTCTATACCGTAGTTAGCGTATCTGGGTCTTCACCGGTTATTACCATTAACGCTTCGTCTCCTACCCGTCTGATCCAGACTGTAGCTGAAGAACAATGGGTCACCCCTACTCTGGTCAACTCCTGGGTGAACGTCTCCAGCTACCAAGCAGTTCAGTACAAGCGGGTGGGCAGCAAAGTTATCATCCGAGGTGCGTTGCAGAGCGGTTCCGCAGGTTCCGTAGCTTTTACCCTACCAGCGGGATTCCGACCTCTAACCAATAACGCCTTCGGGGCCTCTAACGGGGGTAGCGGAAGCGTAACGGTAACGGTGTTTGCATCGGGTAACGTAATTATCAGTGCAAGCTCCCCTGCCTACCTGGGAATCATCGAGTTCTACACCGACTGAGTCTTAGAAGGCTAAAAAAACCCCGCTCATAAGGCGGGGTTTTTGTTACATCTTCCGAATCTTCTCGCAGAGGAGATAGATCTCTCTCAGACTCTCTAAGACCTCCTTAGCGACGTTTTCCGACTTCTCCCTAACGAAGACCTCAAGTCGATTGGCAAACGTCTCAGAGAAGGCGAGGAGGCGCTTGCCTGCTGCACCAGAGATACCGCGAGCAAGCATATGCTGCCCGGTGACAAAAATAAGCACCTCAATGTCGGAAAGGAAGTTCGGTCGAATCAGTGGGTGGTCATGCAGGTAGACGAATTCCCTGACAGGTACGAGGTCGTTCTCTCGGTTAAGCCAACCTTTGATCTGTGGGTTCTCAATGGAAAAGTCGTAGTTCATGTAGTGATCTCCTAGTGAGGTCTAGTTTACACCTTCTCATGCCCACTCTGAAACCATTGATCTAGACACCGCGCGGAACGAGGCCTTGATCTACGCGGCCTTCAGAGGAATGTCTAAGCCGTAGACAAACCATGTCTAGGCTAAGAGGCCCGGACTAGAGCGGTTAGACAGAATCTAAGACATTTCTGAAAAGTTTTGTCTAAGTCATGTCTACGGCTGTAAGCCACGTCCCGTATGGCTTTGAGTGGTGCGCTAGACATTTAGACATGAATTTTCCTGGCACAAGCACTGGGGCTCAGATTCTCCACTAAATAAAACAGAAATGGAGACAGTCATATACATACATATATATATTTATATATTTATAACTATATTAATGTACCCATGACATGGCTATGGCTCGTAGGTACGGATCACAGAGTTGTTTTTTTATTTCCGTGTTTCCAAGCTCTGGGTGCTCGTGCGGGGAAAATTCATGTCTTTTTGTCTAAAAAAGGCTGGAAGCCACGGCCCACCTGGGCTGCAGCCGTAGACATGACTTAGACATGAACTTTTGGAAATGTCTAAATTTTGTCTAGAAGGCTCTAGCACGGGCCTCTCAGCGTAGACATGACTTTGTCTAGTTTTGTCTAGAACCGGACCCCGAAGGGTCCGGCATGTCTATTTGCCTAAGAGAACATCTTTGAGAAGAAGCCTTTCTTAGTCTTCTTCTTTTCCTCCTCGGAGTAACCGAGGCTTTCGTACAGGTCCAGCAAGTCATCAAGGTCATGGATCATGGCTTTATTTTTCTCTGGTTGGCTCAGGTCCTCAAAATGAATGTCAATGTTGATAAGGAAATCCTCGTACGTAGGTTCCCTGTTTTCGAGATCGCTTTCCCGAAGCGCCTCGCCTAAGGCAGCCTCCAGAGTCTCTGCTGAGGAGTTTCCGCCCTTACGATATCCATCTCTAGCCATTTCTAGATCAGCCTCAGCATTGTCAGATTCTTTCGGAAAGCTATAAGTGAAGATTTCTTCCTCCCCCTCCACTGGAGGAACGCCTTCGAACATTACTTCGATGGAATCCCGAGCATCAAAATCAAAGGACACCATCTGGGAACGTTCACCCGTCTTGCCGTTTACAACAATCATCTTCCCCACGACCCTGTCGGATAGCTGATGGATAAGGTCTTCCAACTCCTTATTCCCCCCATCACCAGATTTTGCCGCTGCTCCCATAATTGTTATAGCTCCAAAGGTCGGCGGTTAAGTATTCTCTTGCACTACTCTTATACCAGGGACGTATATGTGCTATTGAGTACTTGTCTTCTTTCCGTTAAAATCGAGATCAATCAAGGACACTTCTTCTAAATGAGCACTGATTACCTAAATCCCTCCTTCGGCAATACTATGAATGCCGGGCAGACTCCTAGCCCGTGGTTCACTGTTGCCAACCAGTTCCTGCCAAGGAACCTACATGACGTCATTCGTTGGTCGAAGTACATCACCACTCAGTCACCGACTACCACTGAGGTGATTCGGAAGCTGTCGTCCTATCCGATCACTGATTTCGTCGTGGACTCGAAAGAAAAGACTACTACTGAGAAGTACAAAGAAGTATTCAAGTGCCTGCGTCTCCGCCAGAACCTCCAAGAAATTGGGTTTGGCTACCATACGCTGGGTAACGTCTTCATCTCGATCTACTACCCCATCACTCGCGTACTTCGGTGTACTGCGTGTGAGACTGACTACCCGATGCGTAAGGCTGGGTTTGTTAAGTTCAAGAAATACGAGTTCCTAGGTGTTTGTCCTCATTGCAACCACAATGGTGTCTTCCAACGTATCGATCGTAAGTCTATGGACATCCGCGATATGAACATCATCCAGTGGGATGCTCTGAACATCATCGTGAACAACAATCCGATAACTGGTCGCTCTGAGTACTACTACTCTATCCCGAATGAGATTCGTCGGAAGATTGCTGATGGCGATATGCTTTTCCTTTCGTCTACCCCGTGGTCGTTCATCGAGGCAGTAAAGTCGAACCAAGATTACAAATTCGATGATGATGGTATCTATCACCTGAAGGCCCCGTCACTGACTACCCACAGTCTTAATGGTATTGCAGTACCTCCGCTGATCTCCTTGTTCGGTCTTGTGTTCTATCAACAGACTCTGCGCAAGGCTAACGAATCGATTGCTACCGAGTTCCTGCACCCATTGCGTGTCGTGTACCCTCTTCCAAACGGTTCCGCAGATCCGTCGGTGAGCATGAGTATGCGTAACTTCCGTGGGAATATGGAGGCGGCACTTAAGAAGCACAAGCGTGACGGTGCTCACATCGTGGTTGCTCCTGGCCCTATCGGTTACGGGACTATTACTGGCGAAGGCCGTGCTCTTCTTGTAAACCAGGAGATCCAGCAGGCTGAAGAAACGATGCTTCTGAGTCTTGGCGTTTCTCGTGAGTTGCTTAGCGGTACTACTAACTGGACTTCGTCTACTGTCGGTCTTCGACTGATGGAAAACAGCATGGATGCCTACGTGGCTCAACTGAACTCTCTCCTAGAGTGGATGTTCGGTAAGATGTCTCAGTATCTGAGTCTAGAGCCTGCGAAGGTTACCTTGAAAGAATTCAAGCTGATCGATGACACTACTATGCAGCAGATGTTTGCCAACCTGGCTACTCAGGGCAAGATGTCGATGCGTAAGTTCTTCGATAGTATCGGTGAGGACTATGACGAGGAGATGGCTAACCAGAAGAAAGAAGCTATCGACCGTGCAGTTATGGCTGTCGAAATTCAGATCGAAACTGGTGAGGCTACTACGACTGCTGCTCGTAAAATCTCTACTCGTAATGCCGAGACTTCTTCGGAGCAAGCTGAGTTCATGCGTACCTGTATTACTCAGGCGATGGAATTCATGGCCATGGACCCTCAAGAAGTTGAGCTTCAGTTGAGCATGATGGATGTAGAAGATCCTGCAATGTCCATCAAGATCCGTGCTTTGCTTGAGGGTATTCAGGTCGCAGGTGCAAACGCTATTGCTGCACAGCAAGGTCAGGCTCCTGGACAAGAGGGCGGAAGCCCAGGTCAGCAGGCCTCTGGAAAATCCGAAAAGCCACAGGGTGAAGACCAATGAACAACAAAGATATGAACAAACAGCAACAGGCGCACGGGACGGCTTCTATGCCGTCCATGCTCCCAGATCGTCAGTTCGAAGATGAGATCGCGGCTAGTTACACAGTTAAGTACTTCCGGGCGGACCTAGATGAACCTAGTGAAACCTTGGAACTGCAACGTATCGAAACCGTAGGGCTTCGTGGTGATGATATTGTGCTTACTGACCGTCAGACCTATTCTTTCGAAGGACGCTTCTTCGTAGTTCTTCGCTACTATCAGAAACGAATCTAACCATGCCGAATACCCCATACCCGATTTTCTCTGATCCACGGTCGATCAATGATAAGGCAGACGCAGCTCTCGTAAACGGGCTGACGTCTCACTTCCCTATCGAGAACAAGCACTATCAGCTTCACCTGAGTGATGTGCATGTGGACCGTAAGGAGTTCGACCAGAAGGATGAGAAGGATGCAATCCTCCGTTCCAAATCGTTGACGTACCCTATCAAGGGTACTTTGACCATGATCCATAAGGCCACTGGTGCAGTAGTCGATAAGGAGAAGGACTTCCCTTTGATGGACTCGTTCTTCCTTACTGGGAAGCACACGATGCTCTACAAGGGTAACAACTACATTGTTGCCAACCAGCTCCAACTGAGTCCTGGTGTGTTTACTCGCACCAAGGAAAACGGAGAACTGGAGGCTCACTTCAACACTCAGAAAGGCCGTAGCTTCTCGCTGACTCTTGACCCGGAGCACGAGTTGATTTATCTGAATGCTGATAAGTCCACCTCTCGTGTACTGGTAGCCCCGATCTTCACGCAGATCTTTCACATTTCGCCTAAGGAGATTCTTCAGTACCTCCCGGAAGAATTGTGGGAGCGAAACGTTGCGGCTGCAAAAGGACAAGAACAGAAAGCAATCAAGACTTTGTATGGTCAACTGACTTCCAAGTTCAAACAGGATAAAACCCTGTCGTACGAAGACATGATCGTTGCCTTGCAGGAAGCGTTTGCGGGCTCCACTCTGTCTGCGAAATCTACTGAGATCACTCTTGGTAAACCTTTTTCGAACATCACCCATGAGACCCTGTTGCGTGCTATGGCCAACATGGTTGCAGTGCGTCGTGGTGATCGTGAAGAAGATAACCGGGATAGCCTTCAGTTCAAGCGTGTACAGAACCTTCCAGACTTCCTGGCTCGTCGTTTTGAAACTGGCCGTGAGCACGAAAGTGTTACTAAGGTTAAGAACAAACTTGGTTTCAACCTTGAACGTGTAGACCACGCTGATCCGAAGATCCGTAAGGTGATTCCTGCCAAGCCGTTCAACAAGATCTACCAAGACTACATCCTGAAATCCACCCTGGTATCCACCCCGGAGGAAACCAATGCTATCGAATCGATTGAGAACGTGGGCAAGGTTACGGTCCTTGGCGCTCAAGAAGGCGGTATTTCCAATATTCGAGCCGTTCCTAAATCTGCTCGAAATATCGATGCGTCTCATACTGGGATTCTTGACCCTAGTCGTACTCCTGAGTCTGATCACGCTGGTGTTGATCTACGCTTTACAATTTCTGCTCATCGCGACGATTACGGAACTCTTTACTCGACGGTCGTAGATAACAAGGGTGGGAAGCACACTCTCTCTGTTCACGATTTGATGACTTCGGTCGTTGGCTTCCCAAACCAAGAGGGCAAGGCCCGAGTTCAGGCCCAAGACCATGGCGTACTTTCTGAAGTTGATCGGAGCAAGGTACAGTATTGGTTTGCAAGTGGTAACAGCCTGTACACCGTAACTACTAACCTTGTACCGTTCCTGAACAGTAACCACCCGGGTCGTCTGACCATGGCTGGTAAGGCTATTCCTCAGGCGCTCTCTTTGGTTAATCGTGAAGAGCCTTTGGTTCAGACTGCTACCGGTAGCGGCACTTCCTTTGTGAAGTCTATCGCTAACGTGTTCAGTACGAAATCCCCGGTAGACGGCACTATTCGTAAGATCACCCCTACTGAAGTTCACATTGAGAGCAATACCGGAACAGTCCACAAAGTGAACCTTGTTAAGAACCTTCCGTTCAACATGAAAGGCTTCCTGGATGACGAGGCTCCTCACGTTGCTGTTGGTGAGGCCGTGAAGGCAGGTCAGATCGTCGCTGAGAACAACTACACTAAGAATGGGGTCCTTGCCCTAGGTAGGAACCTGGACGTCGCCTACATACCTTACAAGGGCTTCAACCACGAAGACGGATTGGTAATCTCCCAGACTGCCTCTGATAGCTTGTCTAGCCATCACGCATACAAAGTCGATTACAACATCATGGAGTACTCCGTTCCTCGTAAATCATTGCTTAAACGTTACTTCCCAGGTAAGTTCACAGCAGAACAACTGAGCCACTTGGATGAACAAGGCGTTGCAACCGTGGGCTCTATTTTGAAACACGGAGACCCGGTATATGCGGTACTTGAAAAAAGAGAGCCGACGGCTGAAGACCGTATGCTTGGACGTCTACATAAGACACTGGTTAACCCTTACCGTGTTAACGCAGATCTGTGGGGCTACGATGACCCTGCTGAGGTAGTTGACCGTCACGTCGATGCCAAAGAGATTCGTGTAATTCTTCGTGCAGTTAAGCAACTGGAAATCGGTGACAAGCTGACGGGTATGCATGGTAACAAAGGTATCGTGTCTCTTATCCTGCCGGATGAGAAAATGCCATACAACAAAGAAACCGGTAAGCCATACGATCTTTTGCTCAACCCTGCCTCTGTAACCAGCCGGGTAAACCTGGGTCAGTTGATGGAAGTAGCTGCGGCGAAGATTGCTCGTAAGAAAGGTTCTCCGTACCTAGTTCACAACTTCTCGAAGAACTCCAACGTTCAAGAGTTGACTGACGAACTGAAAGCGCATGGTTTGAGCGACACTGATGAAGTAGTAGATCCTGAGAATGGCAAGACTTATCCAAAAGTCCTGGCCGGTCCTCAGTACATGATGAAACTCTACAAGACTACTGACCAGAACTTGTCGGCTCGTAACGTGGGTGGCTACGACAACGTACTACAACCTACCAAGGGTGGTCACGAAGGTTCGAAGTCTGTTGGTTACATGGAGTTCCTCGGTCTGCTGGGCTCAGGTGCAAACCACAACTTGCAAGAGATCGGTACTTCCAAGTCTCAAGAAAACTCGGAGTACTGGACAAAGTTTCTGCGTGGTCAGCCTCTGCCTAAGCCGGACACTACCTTTGCTACTAAGAAGTTCATCGACTACCTTCATGGTTCTGGCGTCAAGGTAAACGTAGATAGCGAACACATCACTGCCTCTCCTCTCATGGACAAAGACATACTTGAGATGAGCAACGGTGAGATCAAGAACGCTGACTTCGTTGCTGCCAAGAACATGGAGCCGGAAGAAGGTGGTCTGTTCGACATGAGTATCACTGGTGGTATTCGTGGTCAGAAGTGGGGACACTACAAGCTTGCAGAGCCTGTCGTAAACCCGGTCTTCGAGAACGCGGTTAAGCACCTTACAGGTCTAACATCTACTGAATTCGACAAGCTCGCTTCCGGTGAACTCGGTCTGAAAAAGGTAGGGGACAAAGAGTTCCATCTTGTTACCCATGGTGACGACAGTAAGGTGATTAAGAAGGTGACGATGTGACAGAACCAGTACTGATGGGGGGAGCGGCCTTTGAGGCCCTCCTTGGTGCAATCAACATTGACCAGAGTTTGAAAGACAACTCACATGAAGCAGTGCATGCTACTTCGGTAGCTAAAAGAGACAAGGCCATTAAGAAGATCAAGTATCTTGCGGGCCTTAAGAAAATGGGGGTTACCCCGGACCAAGCCTACGTTGTTCGCAACGTAGCAGTGGTTCCTCCAGTTACTCGTCCTATGATGGTTCAGGGCGGAGGCCGTCTTGAATACTCTGACGTCAACCAGCTCTACCGTGACCACATCGTTTCCAACGAGACCTTCAAAGGTTTGAAAGGCGTTCTGCCAGACGAATCTACTATGCTAGTCAATGCTCGGAAGGAGATGTACAACGGTCTGAAAGCAGTTGTTGGTTTGGGTGACCCTATCTCCCCTAACTCTCGTGGCCGTGATCTAAAAGGGTTGCTGGTTCAGATTGCTGGTAAAGGTTCGCCAAAGGCGGGTCTCTTCCACAGCAAGATTTTGAGTAAGAAACAGGACTTCTCTGGTCGAGGCACTATCTATGCTGAACCACGTCTTGGCTTCAACGAGATGGCGATTCCGAAAGATACGCTTTGGTCCATGTACAAATTTCACGTCATTCGAGATATGACCCGTCAAGGTCACTCGTACATGAACGCTGAGAAGGCGTACAGTGAGCGAAACGATTCGGCTACTTCTTCATTCGGTAAGATCATCAAAGAAGTTCCTATCATTGCCAACCGTAACCCTACTCTGATGAAGTCCAACATCTCGGCGTTCTTCCCAGTGCCGGTTGAAGGTAACTCCATTGGTGTAAACCCTCTGCACCTACCAATGTTCGCAGGGGACTACGACGGTGACGCATTGTCCTTGTTCTTGCCTATGGGCCCTGCTGCGGTTAAAGAAGCACGAGATAAGCTCATGCCTTCGAAGCAGATCTACGACGCCCGTATGGGTTACGGGGAATCTCTGATTGCACCTGGCCACGAAGCTATCCTTGGTTCTGTTCACTTGACTGAAGCGGATATGGACAAAAAGCCCCAGCACTTTGAAAGCGAAGAGCACGTCCTTGCAGCACTCAAGGCTGGTACGGTGGACGAGAATACACCGATCACCATCTCACCTAAAAAATGAGGAAGCTAAAAAGCCCTGACAGAAGTCGGGGCTTTTCTTTGTTACGTCTCAGGGTTACTGAGTAGCTCGAAGAAGTATTCAAGTTTACCGGTTTCGGTCAAGTACACCATGAGGGGATCAGCATCTTTTCCGTAATTTTCTTTGTACCCGGATTCCAGGTCTTCCTTGAACAACAGGTACTCATTACGAGTGGCTACCAGATCGTCGTCGAGTTTTGCACAGAGATCTTCATCCCACTCCATGACGTCACACAGCTCGCCTGCATCCTGCAAGTCCATATTCAGCTCTTGCAGCCCGTGAGCAACTTTGGAAGTAATCGAAGTTAACGTTTTTACGGTACTCAAGATTTCCTTGAGGAACACCTCAGGGTTTTTAACTTCAGCGTCCAGTTCGGCACTCAGGGATTTACCCATGTTCGCCATTGCAGAACGGTTTGCGTTCAGTTCCATGAAGAATGTACGCAGGATGTTTTGTACTTCTTGGCTATACTTGTTCATGTCAAAGGTCTCTTCTATTAGTTATGATTGAGAAAGTATATTCTTTCTGTACTTTACTTATACCGATTCTGATGTATTGAAATTGAAACTTACTGAGCGTGTTGATAGGCTAAAAAACCCTGACAGAAGTCGGGGCTTTTCTTTGTTACTTAGTGCTTAGGGGTATCTTGCGACGCTGCCAGGTCCCAGCCCTTATTGAAATCGTCGGCAAGCTTTGGGCAGGCTTTTGCTACGTTTTCTTTTGTCCATACTCGTGCAAGACTTTCCTTGTCACTTTCAGACGGTGCAGCGGACTCGACAGCTTTAGTGATTGCATCGGTGAACTCACCGATCAACCCCTGCTCTTCAAGTTTTTCCATGAGGATAGTGCGGGCACGATCGCCGTACATCTCCACCATTGGTTGGGAAAGTTCCGAACCAAACTGTTCATTTTCTTCGAAGATAGCAACCAGTTCGTGATCCACGTATTCACTGCGGTTAACAGACCCGTTAACTACGTTGGGTACCATTAATAGTTCTTCTGGTGAAGACCCTGAGTTAGCCAGAGCACTTTCCATATCAATGCTGTGTTTCATGATGCGGGCAGTCAATTCCGCAGAGCAGCGGATTAACTCCTTCATATCCGGTGTTTCTTTGGCCAACTCAACTTCGGTGAGACGCTGAGCTGCGACAATTTCTGGACGGAACTCCAGGTTTTTGGCCATTGCTTGTTTCAGTACGTTTTGCAGATTGGTATTAAACATGATTAAGGTCTCTTCTATTGGGATTGTGAGAAAGTATATTCTTCCTCTACTTTACTTATATCAGCATTTGTATCTTGGAATTGAAACTGGGGACCTGAGATCAGATCCCCGTTTACATCAGATGATGTCGCCTTTCGCCAAGCCTTCTACTACCGGTGCCATTTCAGTTGCGAGTGAATCGCCATCTTCTGAGATCTTTCGTGCCATTTCCTCGAAGCCCGGAATGTCCTTGACGCTATCGATAAAGGCCTCAAGCGAGTGAGTTTTCGCAAGCGCCTTTTCCATGGCCTTTGGACCGTACGTTCTGGTGATCTCGTTATTGAGGCCATCCGTGAACGCAAGGTGGGAACGGACCAACTCTGCGAGCTCGGGTTCGAGAGCAGAGATGTGTTCCTCTGATTTGTTTTCCAGACATACCGTAAAGATGTAGTCCAGTTGTGGCTGTAGTTCCTCAACAGACATGCTTTCGAGAAGCAGGTTGATGAGTTCCGATGACAAACGAACAGTACGATCACCACTTCGGAGAATACCTTCAGTTACCTCCGTCAGATTTGGCGTTGTCTTTGCCAGTTCTTGCATGGTGATTTCATGGAGTCGTTTGAGAAGTGGTTGTTCTCCAGCAAGTACTTGAAGTACTTTCTTGGATTGCTCTTGGACAAGGATAGATGGAGTCATTTCAAAGGTCTCGTGTTAGTAGAAGATGATATTCCTCTTACACTATTCTTATACCTAAACGAGCTTCCCGTATGTAATCTACGGTGTCGGTCGGACTCCATGACTAGCTGCTTACAGTACTTATACCAAAACTACGTCCTTGACTTTCCATAGGGTAGGGTTAACCTCTGACTCATGGATCATTCTGAATTTGAAACAAAGTCAATTCTGAGACATGGCCACCGATACGACTATTCAAAGTCGGAAGTTACTACCAGCAAATCTAAGGTAGTGATTGGTTGTCCTCAGCACGGAGATTTCCTACAGGCACCCGACCACCATATGCGTGGGAGAGGGTGTCCTTCCTGTGGGCGTAGTAACCAGGGCAGAGTTTCTGGAATAACTCAGGAGGAGTTCATTCGAAGAGCAACCGAAGCTCATGAAGATTTTTACGATTACTCTAAAACGGTGTACGTTTCTTCTAGGAGTAAGATAGACATCCTCTGCCCTATACACGGTGAGTTCAGTACCTTGGCCGTAAAACACATACAGGAGAAACGTGGCTGCCCTTCTTGCGGTAGAGTGAAGAACAGGTATGCCCAAAGCGTTATGTACCAAGACTTCTTTGATTCTGCTGTAGAACGTCACGGTTCCTCCTACGGATATGCGGAGGTATCTCTTCGATTCATGTCAGATGACATTGACGTAGTGTGCCCTACTCACGGAGCATTTACTGTCGTGGCATCTGATCATGTGCATGGACGTGGTTGCCCAAAATGCAGACCAAACGGATCGTCCCCGGAGAACGAGTTAGCAGACTTCATTCACGGATTGGGATTCGATATTGTCAGAAACTCTCGTAAGATAATACCGCCTTTAGAGCTAGATGTAGCCCTTCCTGCTGAGCGGGTTGCCTTCGAGTTCAATGGTATCTTTTGGCACTCTGAGCAGGTGGGAAAGGCTGCGGAGTATCACCAGAACAAAACCATGAAGGCACGACAGGCCGGGTATCGTTTGTTCCATGTCTATGAGTCTGACTGGGACCTGAACAAAGAATACACGATGGCCAAGATTCGAAAGATACTTTCCCCCGCCACCTGTCCTGACCTAAGTCCATCGTACCCTCTGGAGGAATACTCCGGTGATTACCATTTGATTCTTCGTGGTAAGCCTATAGCAGGGTTCCGGGTTAAAGAAGGGGTAGCCATAGACTGTTGGAGTGAATACGGGATAAAGCCTATTCACCGATTGATGGTTACATCGGGGGTCATGCGGATGAAGACGAGCCTAGACTGGCCGGAGTTCACCGTAGGTGATTTCTCTGCTGCGGGGTTCTTGAAGCACATGAATGTGAACCCTGGTCGTCACTACTTTGATCGCAAAACCCTACGCAGACTAAAAGAAAAGCCCCGACAGTGTCAGGGCCTTGAGTATCTCTCAGTGGTAGACTCTGGGTCCACCATCTGGGAAATTCGGATTGAACAGGATGTACCCTAGGACAATGCTGATAGGGTTTCTTTTATTCAGTCCGATTTCGATATCCACAAACTCAAGCAGTAGTGCGTTCTTCGTCACCACCATCAGAGGGTCTTCCGGAGAAAGGTCGTAGGACTCTCCGAGATCAACAAGGTTACTCAGGGAGAATGACGCCGCATTTCGGAGATCGTGGATTTGATCCCAAAGTTGCTCTACCCAGACGGTACACTCCGAGATGTCTTCTGGGTACATACGAACGCCCTCTGCATGAGCAGACAGATCTCCTCGCATGTTCTCTACGACATCCTCCATACAGCGTTGAAGTGCTTCTCCGTATTTCCCAGCAGGCATTGCAACTTTCAGCATGGCGTGTACTCCCTTATATGATTCCATACATCTTATACCAATCACGCTCAGCTAAAAAGAGAGGGGTTGGCCCTCCTCTCTTAGTTATTACTTAGCCGCAGGAGTTTCCGGAGCTGCACCGGTTGCTGCCTGAACGGTTTCAGTAATCTTTGTGACGGCTGCGTCCAGCTTTGCCTTTGCAGCTTCTTCGCCTTTCTTTGCGCCGCGCTTGGTGCCGACTACGAAGCCGATGCCAGTGCCAATCGCAACGAATGCGGTAGCGATGCCGATAGCGATGTATTTACCTACACCGGACTCCTCGACAGGAGTTTCAGTGTTCATTACGTCAGTGCCCATTGCTTCGTTCATGATGTTACCCTTGTTGAAATTTAGTTTTAGTGGTTGGTTGAGTTAGTTGCGGGTACCGCGTTGATTGTGAGCTCGACTGCTCCGTTTGAGCCTGGCAAGTTCTTCCTCTTTCCGCTCTTTCTCTTTACGAGAGTTGCTGAATGAGGCCTTTGCGTATCCTGCCAGAGCACCTAGTCCGACTAGTGCCCCTGCCATCAAGACGTATACCGCACCTTCTCCGGCACCCATGGGAGTGCTGGACTCCAAGTGTTCAAGTGGGGCTCTCATGCATCCTCCCATGAGTTGTTAAGTTGTAGGGCCTCAGTATCAAGGCCCTGGTTATTACGAAGCGTTCGGTTCGGTTTTCGGTGTTTTGAATTTACCAACGAGGATGCCGACGCCGGAACCAATGGCAAGAACTGCCAACCCAACGAGGAATGCTGCTGCTGCGTAGTTCACTACCGCCTCAGAACGTGTTTCCTGAGGGTATGAATCCAAACCCATTATCTCGGCCATCGTCTCACCTGCTATTTATTGTTGAAGAGATATATTCCTTCTACACTATCCTTATACCTGAACCGCTACCTTGTTATTGAATTCCGACGAACTCACCAACTTCAAACAGTGAAGATTTGCCGTTGATTACTACTTTTCGTCGGCAAATGAACTTAACGTTTTCCATTTCAGACCAGTCCTTTTCAGTAATGGAATCCGTCTTCACGACGAGGTGGGTTTCCGGAATCAAGTCACCCAACTTGACTTCCGGTTTATACGCCTTCTTTACATAGAAGGTTATTGGGTTTTCCAGGTTCTCCTGTACGATACTTTCGCCGTTAGGCATGGTGACTGCCTTCTTGGCCAAGAGCTCCTTCGCAACGTTGCTGAGTTCTTCAGCAAAGAAGTCGCCGATGTCTTGTTGTTTCTTCCGTGGGAAGAGTGCTGCCTTGAGGTATCCGATACCCGTGGCTGCAAATACGAGTGCCATGCCTGTCATGAACACTGCTGCACCGTAGTTGCCTGCTGCTTCTGAATTAGTTTCGTGACCGTAGCGCATTCTGATTCTCCAGTGATGTGGGGAAGCATTCGTGAATAGGAGGTACTCCTTCTACACAGTACTTATACCTCAATGGCATCCTCGTAATTGAACCTCAGTTAAAATCCCAGATACCTAACCTTCACCAGGCCAATACATTCATGGCAGACCAAAAATACACAACTCCCGGCTCAGTAATGATCAAGCACATGCTTCCTGTAGGTGCTCGGGAGAAGTACGATCTACACCGCGTCCTAGATAAGGGTGGGGTGCAAGGACTTATTCAGCTACTCATCAAGAACGAAGATTCTGACTTCGAGGTCATCAACGATCTCGCTCGACTGTTCTTTGGCAAGGCCACTGAGATCGGGGCTTCGACCCCCCTCTCTGACTACATCAACGATTCCAGCGAGCGAGCTGCTTTGCTGGGGGAGTTCGAGCATAAGGTTGCAGAGATTCTAAAAAGCAAGGTTTCGACTCAGGAGAAGTCGAATGCCCTGTCTACTCTTGCCGCAGATATGTCGGGCAAAATCAGTAAGCAGAACATCAACTACTTGGCCAGCCGAGGCTCTACCGCAGCGAAGATGGCTGCTACGGGTGCTCGTGGTAACCCGTCTCAGTTGGCTTGGGGTACATCCTCTCCACTCATGGCGGCAGACGTACGGGGTATGCCGGTACCAATCGCGGTAATGCACTCCTTTGCTGAGGGACTTACTCCTGGCGAGTACTTGGCGATGTCTTACGCCGGTCGAGCCTCTACCGTAGCCGCACAGCTATCTACGTCTCTACCCGGTGCCCTGTTTAAGAAGCTGACTCCGAACGTCTACCACGAGGTCGTGACGGTCCCTGACTGCCATACCGTAAACGGTGTTATGACTCCGTCAACTGATCGGAAGGCTTTGATCGGTCGATACGAAGCAGGGACCAACAAGTTCATTGATGAAGCGTATCAACGTGAACTTGAGCAGAGTCATAAACAGGTGAAAGTTCGTAACACCATGACTTGCGAAGCGAAGAAAGGCGTATGCCAGAAATGCTACGGTCAAGCTTCAGACGGTCATCTCGTTACCATCGGTACTAACGTAGGTGTTATCGCATCTCAATCTGTGTCCGAACGTCTCACCCAAGCGATGCTGGGTACTAAGCACTCCGGTGGTGTTGCTGGTAAAAAGCGAAATGCTTATGAAGAGGCAAGTAACCTCCTGAACAACCCTGCGGATAACTTCCAGGATGAGGCTACGATTTCCAAGTTGAATGGTACTGTATCTGAGATTCGTCAGACAGCACTGAAAGACCATGAGATATACGTCAATGGCGTACCTCACTTCGTAAGCCGAGAGCAGGATTTGACGGTTAAGAAAGGTCAGGAAATGAAGGCCGGTGATCAGATGTCTACTGGTACAGTCAACCCTCGTAAGCTCGTATCCTTGAAAGGGGTTGGTGCAGGTCGTCTTTACATGGCTAACAAACTCCGTGATATCTACGGCTCAGGCCTTGATACTCGTCACTTCGATTTGATTGCTCGTAACCTCATCAAATACGTCAAGGTAAACGATCCGGGTGAAACCGGGTTCCTGCCGGGACAAGAGATCGACGTTAACCAGATCCAAGATGAGCTGGCGAAGAACAGTGAAGCAGTTCCAATCCACAGCGCAGTTGGACGTACTCTGTCACACGGCGTTCTGGAAGAAGTACCGGGTACCTACCTGACTCAGAACCACGTTGATAGCTTGGCAATGCGTGGGATCAGCTCTATCCATGCAACGACTTCAGGTTTGAAAGTGACTCCGTTGGTCCCAGGTCTTCAGTCGGCTAAGCTTCTTGACCCTAACTGGATCTCTAAACTGGCCTTCAACAAGATCCGCTCTACCATCCAGGAATCGGCTGCTATTGGATCTTCTTCGAAAATCCATGATACTGATCCTATCACTCCGTATGTAATGGGCCGAGACTTTGGCCAAGGCAATCCTGGGGAGTATTAATGGCTAGTGCAGCAGCAGGTCCTACTTCTTCAAGTGCGTTCCGCCAAGCCCTCCAATCTGAAATGGATATTCAGCTTGGGGGTAACTTCTCTATTCTCGGTTCATACCAAGATGTAGATAAGATCATCGTAGGTGTTATCGCTACTGAATCGGGTGCAGGACTAAACTGGGGCAACGTTGACGTTGCTCACAGAATGGTTCCTGCGACGTCAGGCTTCGGCTTATCGTTTGAACAACACCAAGTAACTCAGAACGCACGTAAAAGCTTGGCGGTCAACCAGTCAAATCTGAGTCAGGGTCGATTAGCTCAATCCTTGCTTGGAACGATGGGTGCCTATCTTATCCGGGGATTACAGCTAGGACCTAAAGGGTTCGGGCACGTACAGAACAACTACAAGTCAGTTGCTGAGGCCATGGATCTTCTGGTAAATCCTGGGGAGTCCATTACGGCTAGGTTTACTCAAGATGCGGATGGACTTCGGAGGGGTTTATTTGCAGGTCTTTGTATTCTAGAGACCAACTACAAAATATTCCTGAAGAAGTATCCAGGTAACAAAACTGCTGCAATTGAGGCTACTATCCGATCACACCTCGGAGACCCAAACTCAGTTGACGCCGTCACAGGCATTTCCTCCGGCGACTACTTGTCCCGAGTAATGAACAGTGCAAACTCCTATGCAGGAGGTTCATCTAAATACATGGGTGTATCTAATAACTCGGTTAAGGTTGCACAAAGTACTGGGTACCGCCCAGGTACCTCACCGGGCTGCGGAGTGACTCCATCCTAAAAAGAACCGGGCGATTAAGCCCGGTTTTTATTACACAACCAAATGAGGAATGAACCGTTCGTTCATTGTCTCAATGATTTCGTTATCAAACTCTCGGAAGCACAGAGTACCTGCACGAGCGTAGAGGTTGTTTCGAGAACAGTGTGGGGCCATCCAAACACCTGCGATGAAGTTCTTGCCTTGACGTACGCTACCAGCAGGGCAGAGTTCTTGATATACCCGTTCGGTGTCACCGTAGTACCCTTCACTAGATACGATTACTTCACCATCCGCACCGAGAAATTCGATGTTGGAGGATAGGCGACCAAGAGAAGGTTTGGACACTTGTGGATTGCCGAGAAGGGGTTCTTTGCTCATATACGTCTTGAGTAAGGGGAGGTCCTTCCAGGCATGAGCCCAACGTGATTCTTCAGACATCATGCATGTCATTAAAGCCCATACACCTTTGTTCGACATGAACCATCTCCAAGACGGTTCCATGATTACAACTGAGTCTGCCCATTGCTTCCAGTTAAGGAATGCAGCGGGGAACGCCGTCACCATTTCTTCCCACGGGGAAAGAACGAACATGCCATCGAGAACGATATCACTGTATATGAAAGGTTTACTACCGCCTGCATGATCGTAATCTAGCTCTTTGATATCAACCATGAAAGCAGTTACGTGCTGACCCAAGAGCTCGGTAAGGATTTCGCAAGTAGCCATATCCTCGATGTAGTCGGAGTTAAAAACAATTGCAAACTTATCGCAGAGGCCTAGTCGATGCTGACGAAGAGACTCGGAGATACGTTCGTAGTACTCGTTGAATTGAGACTCACCCGTAATATCGATCTGACGAACGAAGTCACTCTCTAAAGCAGTGGACTCGAATAGCATCACGGGAGTATCGCCGTTGAACTCATAGACTCCAGTAACTCGGTCTGTCTTCGGATCAATGGCCATATCGAATCTACCGTACAAAGCTTGGCTCAGCATGTTCTTTTGACGGAACGTGTGCTGAGCATAGTCGATAAAGGCCAGACCTTCGTTTGAGCGGAGCATTTCACAGTCGTAGAACTGAGGAATCAGAACTGGGTTTTCAAACAAGTAATCGACTGCGTTGATCATCGCACCGTAGACGTCTTCAGCAACGGTCGCAATATCATCACAAGCTATGCCACTGATGGTGTAGAAAGGCATTGCCTCCTTGTTAGCCAGTGGGAACGAAAACAGATCTTTCACGTCATTTCGTAATTCTTGAGTAGAGTTATAAAACTCGCTCAGATATGGAAGATGTGTAGGGAGGACGTTTTCGATGTCGAAGTTAATTTTGTATCTTTCGAAATTCATTATTAGGAACCCATACCATAGCCGCCAGAGCGAGCAGAAGATGAGGAAGCAAATACGCCACTTGAACGCGAGCTTACCGCAGCCCTTACGTTGCTAGATAAGCCTGGGCTTGCGTATAGCCGTGTTCTATTCTGAGCTACCATTGAATTTACGTAACCAGAGGTATATTCGTTCTTTTTCTTCCTCTGGTCTTCCTGGCTGTAATATGAATCGCTGAATGGGGGGTTGCTTCTTGTGTAGTTACTAACCCCGCCTGAGCTTATCATGTGGCTCACCAATGCACCTGCGGCGACTCCTCCTAAAATAGGCCAGACCGTTTCTGACACTGAAGAAGCAGACTCCTTGGTAGGAGCGTCTCGAACGACGTGTAATTGTCTCCCGCCGTTCTCATCCGAGGAGTAGTACAGATCTTTTACGGAAGGATCAGTTCTATGGAGTTCTTCTAAAGACTTTTTGAGTTCTACCTCCTCTTTAGAGATAGACTCCATAGTCTGAGACTTTGTCTCTTGTTCGACATAGTCATGAACGTCATCAGTAGACGGCTCTTCTCCGTCACAACCAGCGAGGGTCAAAGTTGCAGTAAGTACCGAAAGAGCAAGAGCAGATTTTGTAAACATCGCTATTAGTCCTGAGTTATTGGGGTTACATAGTGGTTATACCACACTACCCATCAATCGTTAAAATAGACACATTAGCTTCCTAGCCGGAAAGTGGATCAACTATGGATTTCCCCGAAATCGCAATGCAAAAGCTTAGCCAGACTGCCCCTGAACTGGTTAACCTAATCGTCGCCTTCCGCGACATTTCAGAGGAGGCATCTGCGGAGATTGACGTTACCGTGGGTGCGTTCATTCTTCAGTCTGGGGCTTCTTCGTATTACATCCCTGTAATTAAAAAAGACCACACTACCCACCCTATCGATTCGGTGTTCTTCTGTGACGAGCGGAAATTCCGCCCTCTGTCGAAGAGTACTGTTAGCCGTATCCTTAACGCTAGCAAGATTGATCCGGGTAAGAAAGCCAAAGTTCCTAAGGGCGTATCCCGTAACCCAAGCGTTTACGACTTGGTAAATCCACCACGTACCGGCAAATTTGTATATGCAAGTGACAGTCGAGTTACCGAGTTTCTGGCATCTACTCCTAATCACATCAAAGCTTTTGTTCGTACTCGCGTTCGTGACGACTCCGAATTGGCTAACAAGATCCACAAGATCTACGGAATCGAAGACTTCATCAACGCCCTGAAAGACGTTGAAGTCGAAGCTCCTCAACGCCATGAAATTGATGCCAAGGCTGTTCTCACTTACGGTGATGCTTTGGATGACGCTCAGGTCAAAGAAGTGCTGGACAAAGGTTACTCCCTGAATCACTCGTATCCTCACGCAAGTCGTGTGGCTATTCCTCAGGAAGAGTTTGAGTACCATGGTCAACTGCACCAACTGACTACTGCTACTGAACAAGGTAAATGTTTCCGTCTCATGACTTCCGATGGCAACATCGTTGAAGCCTATGTGGCCAAGGAAGAGATCCGAGTTCCTACCAAATTGAAGTCTCCACACGAACCAAGTCTGCGTTCTAACACACCAGTAGTTCGTCGTGGCTTCGTGGTTACTTCTTCAGGTCGTGCCCTTCCTCTGACTCGATTCATCGCGGTCGGTGATGAGCTTGTAGGTCAGGAAAGCAATCTGGAAGTCGTATCCCGTATTCTGAGCAAGTTCAGTGCTACTAACCCTATCACTACTTGTCGTGACCTACAGTCGCATCAGCGAGTTGCAGTTCTGACCCCAGGCTTGGGAATCCTCGTTACGGGCACTACTCGTAAAGTGAATATCCGCCAAGATGCAGTAACTGTTGATGTCGATACTACCGACGGTGCTGTTAAGGTTTCTTTCATCAAGGGACTGAAGTCGGTACTTACTGATGCTTCTGGAGTTATCTGCATTCCAGATGGCTACCCAGTTCTGCAACTCGGTCGTAACTACGAGGATGAAGAAGAGGCCCGTAGCATTGACGACATGAGCGTCAACACTGCTAAGGCTCTGTTGTCTGCACAGGCAATGGTTACTCTACAGGATCGTCTGAGCATTACTCATGACGGTGTGGACTTCGGCTTCAACGGTTCTTCTGTCGGCCCAGCCCACAAAGCAATCGAGATGCTAATAGTCAATGAAGGCGTGGAGCCTTCCCGTGCGGAGTCATTGGTTAAGCGTGCCGCCCTGACTCGTAAATGCAATGTTTTGATGTCGAAGAAAGCTGATTTCAGTCCTGGAGAAATCCCAGAGTTTGGAGAAAAACCTCAGCCACAAGCCGAAACCAAGATGAGTTCTGCTAATATCGGACAAGCACTTGACTCCGGGGATAAACAGATTGCAGACGCAATGGTTATTTCTGAGCTCTTGCAGTCACCTGACTTGTTCAGCGTGATCGCAGAGTACCTCCCTGATATCAATGAAGCAGTTGATCGCCTAGGCCGGATTCTGTTCATGAGTCGTGTACGCATGGATCAACTTATCCAGGCTAGCGGTAGTGACTCGGCAATGTCTACAATTGCATCGGTTAAGGCTGTATACCGCAACCTTGGAGATAACCTGGTTAAACTGGAGCAGCTAATCTCCAATGTCAAAGCGTCATAACTACCGGGAGATTCTTCTACGTAAGGAGCAGGTCGGTGAGGATGAGATGGTCGATGATATCCTCACAAACCCCACTGGGGAAAACGGCCTGCTATTTCAGAGAGTCAAACCGTTGAACGAAAGTGACCTAAAGCGTCACTACATAGAGGCCTGCCTACTTGCTTCTTCTAACTTTACGGAGATCGGCAGGATTCTCGACATCAGTCCAGAGTTGATTGAGTTCTACTCTAAAATATACTACATCACAGATGACATGGATCGGCTGGATAAACTCCAGATGGCCAATGTCAGGAACAAAGAAGAAAGTACTCTCAAGCTTTGGGGCCTAACAGAAGGCCTTACGTTTTTGGCATGGAGGCTTGGAAAGAGAACTGATGTGACCCCTCCTCTGGATGGGTTGAAGCAGCTATTCGATACTTGCCTGTTCAAAGCCAAAGAGGCTTTTTTTAACAGCAGTGAATCTAAAGCAGCTCAAGAAAGCACTAAATGGGTGAAGTTATCCATGGACGTAGCCCGTCTCTTGAAGGCCTGGTCCACTGATGGTAACGAAGCTCAGAAAGAACTTGAGATACGGGTTAAGGAAGTTATCGCAACATTCCCTTCCGTTGACACTTTCAAAGACCTGTTCGAAGACGTGAGAAGTAAAGCGGCTGATGTTGATGTGCCTATCGAGAGTGATGAAGAGACCCCGGACTAACTATGCAATTTGATCAAGACACTATCAAGGAACTTTCGGTTTACGCCGTACAACAGTTCGTTTCGAACAAAGTTCCCCTCGATGTATCCATCGCGGAAAAAGCGAAGTCCTTGAAGTTGAACGAAGACCAAGTGAAACGGGTAGTCGAATCGACCAACGTTATCGCTTTCCTAAAGCTACGAGATGGTGCAGAGGATAAGACCTTTGAATTCCAAGTCGCAAGCTTCCCAGGAGTCATGGACGCAATCCTCGGTAATTTCCAAGATCGTGCCTACGTGGACGTGACAGGTCCGGAGTGTTCAACTCTGGATAAAGTCGCCTTCTCTGTGACCTCGGAAATTCCAGAAGATCAACGTCATCAGACGCTGTTCAAGGTTGCTGCTCATCTGAAAGCAGACCTGGAGAAGGTTGCTCAGGAACACTACAACTGTGTATCTGATCTTGAGCGAGCTATCCCAGTTTTGGTTAAGCAGGCTCACTGGCAGGAACGACTTGAATTCGCAGCTAAGGAAGACTTCGACCGAATCATGACTGCCTTTGGCAAGAGTGGTTTTGAGAAGGCTGCTAGCCTGAATGACATGGTCTTCGTAGGTCGTGAACTTGAAGTTGCTACTGCCGTTGTCAGCCTCATCAAACAAGCCGCTGAACTTCAAACCAAACGTTCCGAATTGGAAGACCTGGAAAAGAAGGCAGGGTTTGCTCTGGGAAAGCTGCTAGGCATGGGTAAATCCGTAGTCGGGGGTGCATCAGCGTTTGTGAAAGACCCCGTCAAAGGACTTGCCTCTGCCGCAACCTACGTCCCAACCGCTGCTGCTAGCGGGACCTTCAAAGCCGCTCGTGCCATAGTCGCAAAGAAAATACCTGACCCTACTAACGCTGCCAAGCATACGTATAAACTACGTAATAGAATCGGTCTTGGGGCCGTGGCTACCGTTGGTATTTCAGCGGCCTCTTACACGCCACCTGTCAATCAACGTACCGGACGTTCAAACGATGTCTGGTCCAACATTTACGAATAACTGAGGAAATTCAATGGACGTTCTAGAACTCCGCAAAGAAGCTCAAGAAAAGATGGGCTTCACTGATGCACAGGCTGACGCCTTTGTAGAGGGCTTCGTTAAAGAAGCTTCTATGTTTGACTATGAAACTCGCACTGGCGGTGACAAATCTCCTGGCGGCACTCTAGGTCAAGACGTAGTTAAAGGCATTGGTGACAGCTTCGGCAAGAGCATCGGCGGTGGTATCGGTAACCTGGCAGTCAACTCAGTTGTTAGCGGCATCGCTTCCCTAGTAGGCTCTGCTAAAGACTCCTTGCTGTATCGCAAGTTCACCGAGTCGTTGAAGACTGTGGTTGAGTCCAATCGCATCGTTCGTAACGCCGACCGTAACAAAGTCATGTCGTACGCCGAAACCATTTTCAAATTTGCTCCACACGTTGCTTCTGATGTGAACCTGCTTAGCCAACTCCTGGCTAACGCAATTCACGGTGAAGGCGTTGACCCTAACACTATCGAGACCATCACCCGTCTTGAAGAACGTTATGGCCCAGGCCGCAACAGCTTCCAGCCTAAGCATTTGACTTAAGGTCGTTTTAATGACTAACGTCTATCTTGAGAAAATTGCAGCAATGGTCTCTCTGGAAGACGGGGTGTACAACGACCCGGATAGGGAGTGGGAGTTTCATGTGACGGATGCGGCTAGACGTCGCATTGCTATATCCCAGTTGCAACCCCACTTCCAAAGTCAGAAGAGTGATGGTGCTAAAGTTTTCGGAGTAATCGGAGCAGGTCTAGGTGGTTTAATTGGTACATCACCATTGATGGCGAGTTCTTGGAAAGGCAGAGTTCTTAACTCCGTTATAGGTGCTGGCATAGGCTATGGTTTGGGTGCTGTATCTGGCATTGGACTGGCCTCCGCAGGAAATGTTCAGACTCTGGACAGTGAATCGGCTACCGAGGGTCCTGTGAAGAGTTATCTGTATCGGAATCATGTCGCTGGCGATTACTGGCCTTCGATTATTAGGAAGGAAGATTGATGTACAAACTCATTGATAGCAGTTCATTCTTCGACGCTGAAGATCTCCAGGTAACTATCCTGAGCGGTCCCGGCATTCAGGAAGAACTGACCAAGGCTGCCGCTGACGATCGAGTCAAATCGTACGTCATGGACAACCTAAAGATTCAGCCTGGGAAAATGTATCTGCATATCAATGCGATGGGGGCCGGTGAGTTCTACGGCCCTAACCGCAATGGCGACTACTTCCCTGAAGAAACTCTGAAGCTCTACTACAAGACTTTTGAGACCTCCCCGGCCCACGTTTTCCGTCACCACATCAACAAAGATCCTGCCCGTGCTATCGGTCGGGTTATCTTTGCCTTGTACAACGAACGCATGCACCGAGTTGAATTGGTTGCAGAAGTAGATCGCGGTCTTGGTTCTGACGTGGAGAGTCGTATTGCAGCCGGTGATTTCCCAGCAACATCCATGGCGTGTAAGACACCCTACGATGTTTGCTCTATTTGCCATAACAAAGCCCACACCCGTCAAGAGTACTGCGTCCACCTGAAACAACACTTGGGTCGCGTAATGCCGGATGGCCGTCGGGTCATGTCTATTAACTCTGCTCCACTGCGTTTCTTCGACATCAGTATCGTAGTTAAACCTGCGGACATCACCAGCTCGGTATTGCAGAAAGTTGCAAACGAAGATGGTGCAGTATCCTCTGCGTTGCTGGGTGAAGAAGAAGGTCTTAGCTATGGCGAAGATCGAGTTAAGAAAGCATCCCTTGCCAAAGTCTCCGAACTAATCAAAGAGATCGAAGGCTACGTTCAGGGCACTGATAAGAACATGGAGAATATCCTTGCTCAGATTCAGGACCCAGACATTGAGGATGTTCGTAAGCTCGAATCAGTGCCTATGGATGAACTCTTCCAGACCTTCGGTGAACTAGGCATCAGCCCTAGCCTGAAGTTCCTTGCGGAGATCATTGCATTCCGTATGGGCCACGGCGGCCCTGGAATTGGTTCGAAGGTTCTCAAGGCCCTGCACGAATCAAAGCTTTCTGGTATTTCTATTCCAGATACTGAGATGAACGTAGATCGTAAAGTGAGTCCTCTGGTTAGTCAGGTACTTAGTAAGTACCAGGACACTAGTTCACTATTCCCTGAGTTCGTAGAGAAGCGTGCATACGTTACTACTACTGGTTATTCCGGTATGGGTCCTAAAATCCCTATCAGAGAAGAAGATATTCGTAGAGACCTGGATCGCCAGAGACACTTGGCGAATCCTGAACGCACTTTACTTCAGGCTGCTGCGGAGAATCCGATCTCGACTCTTATTGCTATTGGCGGTGCTGCTCTATGGGCAAAAGCGTACATTAACTCTATAATCGAGAAGCGTCTCGCTCAGTCCCAGGAACGTAGTATGCCTACCATTGTTAAGATGGCAAGCATGTCTGCTGCACATGAAATGTCTTTTGAAGATCGTAAGGCTACCGTACCGCTCAAGGCTCTGTCCAAGGCAGTATCTGCGTTACAGTCTCCAAGTAAAGGAAATGCTAAATTGACAGTGGCTTTGAAGGTGCTTAGCGCAGCTCATAGTCAAATCGTCAAAGGTAATCCGAGTTAAACTAGAAATCAGTAGCAGGCACCTGGCTTGCTTAACTAAGCCCCATACTCCGGGTTAAGAAACGAGGAATTAGAATGAATTTTGATATCAACCAGCTTATCGCTGATCTGTCCGGTTCGGAAGGTCAAGAGAAGCAGGCTAGCGAAGCTCCTGAAGTCAACGTTCCGAACGTTGCCGAAGAGCTGCGGTCAGCCCTGATGACTAAGTCTGCTTCCGCCCTTGCCGGTGAAGCTAGTGACCTAGGCCGTCAACTGGCCCAACGTCTGATGGAGAAAGCTGCATCTGAAGTTGTCGCTGAACCCGAAGTAATTCTGGGCGATAAGCTTTCTGAGCTTGCTGCTTCCGTACAAACCACTTTGGTCAAAGAAGCCAGCACCGTCGAAGCACAGCCGCATCTTGCTCACCAAGAAAATGCTGAACTCGCCGCTGCCCAGACCCAAGTAAATGCTAACGCTGAACAAAGCGGTGGCACTGTTGAATCTCAGACAACTGAGTCTATTCAGAAAGGTTTGACCACTCCATCTGCTACCGCTACCAGCGTAGACCTCGTTGACCGTGTAGAAGACAACATGCAGAAAGCTGCTGCGGTTACCGAACTGGTCACCCAAGGCCACTCTTTCTATGATGCTGCTTCTCTGGTATCTATGGCTGACGAAGAGCTTCAGAAAGAAGCTGCCTTCCACGCTTTGACCGAAGAAGGTTATTCGGTTGACGACGCAGTTGCCCTGATCAAAGCTGCTTCTGAAGTTGAAGAATCCCAGTACGAAGAAATGGACAAGCAAGCTGCTTTCCAGGGTCTGCTAGATGAAGGCTACCGCTTCGAAGACGCTGCTGAGATGATCAAAGAAGCTGGTCTAGGTGACCTCGCTAAAGGCGCCCTGAACACCATCAAGGCTAAAGGCGGCGCTGCTGTTGGCGCAGTTAAGGCCGAGGGTCGCAACCTTAAAGATGACGTCTCTGCGTACAAGTACATGAAGCAGCACTCGCCAGGCGATGCCTCAACCGTCGGTAAAGCTCGTTTGAAAAGTGCTTTGAAGCGCAACGTTATTCCTCTGAGCGTAGCCGGTGGATCTCTTGCTGCTGGTGCAGTTACCGCAGGTGTAAACAAAGCTATGAGCAAGCAAGCTGCACTGTCTGAACTTTTGGCCGAAGGTCACTCGTTTGATGATGCAGTTGAACTGGTCAAAGAAGCTAGCGTAGGCTCCACCATTAAAAGTCTTGCTAACAAAGTTGCAGACCCTCTTCGAAAAGAAGTTGGCCAACTAGGCAAAGATGTGGCTAAATATAAGAGTTTGCGCAAAACCAATCCAACCATGGCTAAAATTCGTGGTAAGCATATGGCCTCTAACGCTGTTAAGCGTAACAAGGGTAAACTTGCCGTAGCCGGTGGTACTGCTGTTGCAGCCGGTGCTGGCGTAGCAGCTAAAAAAGCTATGACCAAAGAAGCCGCCATGAGTGAACTGATGAACGACGGCTACACCTTTAACCAAGCTCTGGCCGCTGTCCAGGCCTAATCTCCGAGAGAACAAAATGTCCGATATCCTTATGCAAAACATCCGTGCCCTGATCAAAGAAGCCTCCGAAGGCACTCAGGGTCCTGCCCAACCTCAACTGCATCACGCACAGAACGCAGCTACCGCTGCTGCTCAACAGGCTATCAATGCCTCGGCTCTTCAATCGGGTAACACCATTGAAGGTCAGACTATTGAGTCCCTGCAACGTGGCCTGGCAACTCAATCTGCTGAAGTGGTTCCTACCGACCGCGTTGCTGAGCTTCAGAAGGCTGCTGCTCTGAACGAGCTAGTTGAAAGTGGTATGGATTTCTACTCCGCTTTCGGTCAAGTTGCTGATGCCGATCTTGAGCTTCAGAAAGAAGCTGCTTTCAACGAACTGACCGAAGAAGGTTATTCGTTCGACGACGCTGTTGCTCTGATCCAAGCTTCTCTGTAAGACAAACGAAGGCCCTTCGGGGCCTTTTTTCGGTGAACCATGTCAAACGTATATCTAGAGAAGATCGCTGAAGCGGTACTCCCTCTTAATCCGAAACGCACAAGTACTGAGAAAACCTTTGCTCTGTCAGAAGGTCTTGGCGTGGCCGCAGGTCTTGCCGGTGGCCTTATAGGCGGGCGTCTAGGTTCAAAACCTCTGGGTAAACTAATCGCTGCTAAACCAATGGCTCAAGCCATAGGTCGAAAATTGTTCGGTAAGGACGCAGTTATCACAGGTACTCACCTAGGTAGCGAAGTCGGTGCCCACGTTTTAGGAGCTATCGGTTCTTACGGGGCGATGAAGGGCGTTGCCGCTCTTGATGACTCTCGAAAGAACAAATACCTTCACAAAGCAGCCGAACTTGTTTCGACGCATTAAAATACATGCATAGCAGAGGACACACCCAGATGTCTGAGATTTCACAACTGCTTCGTGAACAAGCGGAGCAAATCACCGAACAACTCGAAAAGCAGGCTGAGCAAGTTGCGCTCTTTGAGCAGACTACTCTGGCCGCTGCCGAAGCTTTGGTGGAAGCTGGGGTTAGCCCGGAAGATTCGTTGTCCATGGTCAAACAAGCTGAAGAGCTTAAAGACCTGGCTCCCCTACCGGTGACTATTGAGCCTCAGTTTGTAGTAACTGTATTAGAGAAGTCAGCTTCATATATTGAGGAGCTTGAAGGAACTATTGCAGATCTGCAAGTTAAAATTAAAAATAGCGAAGGGTTCAGTAAGGCAGCCGCCATTTCTGGTCCTGATGCAGAAAACCTCCAATCGTACGGTTTCAGCAATGACCAAGTTAAGATCATGGCTGACACTGGAATTTTGGAAAAAATGGCGCACATCACGGGTTCCCCGTGGGAAATGGGTCACAGCTCAGGCAGCCCAACTGCTGATTCACTGGACCCGATTGAACGTTTCTGTTTAGGTCGGTGACAGGACAGTCTTAGTCTAGGAATTAATCCTAGATTAGTAAAACTCTTTAGGAGAGAAAACTAGTATGAAGATGGAATATGCCTTCGAAGTAGTTCGCGGTTACCCACAAGACGGTGCCCTGGATCGCGTCGAGCCCATCAAAGCAGGCGTTACCCTTAAGAACGGTGATGTTGTTGCTAAACAAACTGACGGTACCGTTGACCTGTCGGGCGCATCCGCCTCTAACAAAGTTGGCGTTGTTGTTCAAGGTAATGGTGACAGTTCTTCGTCTGCCCAAGTTGGCAAGTGCGTAGTTCTGTGGAGCAACTACATTGCTCGTGTCGCTTCGACTGGCTATGCAGCCGGTGCCTACGTTCCTGGTTCTGAAGTCACTGCTAAGTCCGGCAAGTTCGCCCTTGGCGTAGCTGGTACTGACCCGGTTGTTGGCTCCGTTCTGGAAATCGTTGCCGAAGATAACTCACTGATTATCTTGGTTAAATAAGGAGCGACTCATGTACGGTACTGAAACTACTAACGTTCAATTCCTCAACCAATCGTTCATCGATAAAGTCGATAACGGCATGGAGAAGGAAGCTTCGGTAGCTGCTAGCGCATTCGTGCGTCAGAAGCTTCGTGAAGACGGCTTTACCCGCAAAATCATGGAACCGCAAATGGTTACCGCTGCTGATCTGGATCGTGGTCTGACCGACGAACCTCAGATCATCATCGAGAAAGAACCTGATTCGGTAGCAGCCTCGATGGGCTTCCGTGGTCGTGCAGAACTACGCTACTTCAAAGGCGATCGTTACGCCGTGAACTTCTCGAAGATCGAGAGTAAAGAGTTCAAGAAGTCGAAGTTCGAACTGGCTACCTACCGCACCGATATCCGCACCGTTCTGCAAGAGAACAGTGTTAAAGATATCCAAAAGGTAGAAGATACCAGCTTCTACGCTAACGTCCTGGCAATGGCTACCGCTGCTAGCAACGTTTACACCATCTCTGGTGGTTTCAACATGGTCAACTTCCAAGCTGGCGTGAAGAAACTATTGGCTAAGCAACTGCCTGTCGGCAAGATCCTGATGACTCAGGAAATGTATGCTGACTTCATGGCTCAGCCAGCCACCCAGATCGGTTCGGACGCAGCTTCGGCTCTGTTCATGGGCCAAACTGGTGTAGCTACCCCGTACGGCAACCAGATCATCGTTACCAACAAGAACGATATCCTGCCGAACAACCAGATGATCGTTTTCGCTCCTACCCAGTACCTGGGTCAGATGTACATCATGCAAGACGCGATGGTATATCTGAAGACTGAAGCTGACCTGCTATCCTTCAAGACTTACGAGTCTGTCGGCATCGGTTTCGGCAACGTCAACGGCGCTGCTGTTATCAACTTCTAATCAAAGTTGGCCGAAAGGCAAATCAGAGAAAGGCCCCTCGTTTGGGGCCTTTTTCGTATCTGTAGATTAGCGAGGTAAAATAGAAACATGTCAAATCCATATCTCGAAAAAGCCGCTTCCATGTATGACTTTTGGAAGGACTTAACTGGTAAAGAACACAAGGACCTTACGGCCCGGAAGTATCACTTTGAGCGAGCGATTGCCAACAATGATACGGTCGAGGGTCTGACTAAGCGCATCCACAATTCTGGACAAAGGACCTTCAAGGCCAGAATGAAGACCAGTGGAGGGCTGGCTGCGATTGCTGCTGCCGGTATCTACGGGGCGAGTGCGTACCGAGAACACCAGAACCGAATAGCCTCAAAGAACATGCAAGAACTCTTCTTGAACAAGCAGGCGGGAGTTGCTTCTAACTCAGTCAGCCTCGCAAAGAAGACTGTGACCTACGCTAAAAAAGCAGGTAGCTTGGCTGCCAAGGGTACTGCAAAAGTTGTTAACACTGGTCTGGATGTTTTGAACACTGCCAATGGCGGTAAGATCAAACAAATGGGCTTGGATACTTTCGGGGATAATACTCCTGCTTATCATAAATTCGTCAGCGCCAAAAGAAAGTCTCAAAAAGATATGGTGACTGGTGCAAACCTTGATAAACTAAAGAAGCTACATGGCCAACAGAGCAAAGCAAGAGTGGGTGCCTACGGTGGAATCGCAGGTATCAGTCTCGCTTACGCCAATGGCAAAAAGAAGAGCGAAGCTCTTCCTCAATCGTACTACTACTAATTGTAAGAGGACAACATGGCCTACATTCTCAACCTTACCAACACCATCCTGAGCGTCGGTAAATACGCCGAAATCAAACCAGGCAAATACCTTCACGCCGATGCCTACATTCTGGAATCGGAAGAGACTGCATACGCTCTGCGTGCTCGTTGGGCAAGTCTGCATGACGAAGTCCCTGCGGAGATCTCCTTCGGTGACGGTGGACAGACTTTCGAAGTATCCCCTTCTGCAGGCACTTCGGAATATCCTGGTGAAGCAAAGCCAATCGTCCCAGCAGTATCTGAGCCTGCACCTGCTCCAGAAGCTGAGCCGGAAGCAGTAGTGGAAGCTAAAGAAGTCGAAGAGGCTCCGGCCACTAAGAAAGCTAATAAAGCCAAAGCTGCACCTACTGCTGAATAATTGAGATTCCGAGATGTCAACTCCAGTAATAACCCCAGATGAAGTCCGAGAGTTTATCGCTGATTACGTCGAAAATAACCATTTACTTGATGGCGTTGAGTTCAGCGACACCCGCATTTCACTGGCCGCTGAGTTGGCAATCTCGGAATACAATATGACCCCGCCTATCGGTGCGGTCTCGATAAACAGCTTCCTTCGGGCAGGCAAGGCGATCCTCATGTCAGGGGTTCTCTGGAAACTGTTCGAAGGCCAGGCTGCCCTTTTGGCTCGTAACACTATGAGCTACAGCGATGGCGGTATCACTCTGCCAATCGAAGAACGTATGCAGCTATACCAAGGTATGGCAGCCCAATTTCAGTCCACCTTCCTATCTTCGGTAGGGCGGTTGAAGCAACACCTCAACATCGAAGATGGCTGGGGTAGCGTAAGTAGTGACCAAGCTAGCTTCCCTCTTTGGTGAGTAAATGAGACTGCGTCCCGGAGTACTGTACTCCTCGTTCTTCTATAAGGGCGGGGCTCTTGCAACCATTGAGAATCCAAAGATAGATGTTGACGTTCTTCCTCATTGGTTTGAGTCAGCAGATCTAACTTGGAAGATCCCCTCTGACTGGGGTAATTGCTCATTCAACGTTTACAAGAGTGATTCCGAGACAGGCTCATTCGAGAAGATGAACGCCACACCCATCACGGGTCTGTTCTTCGTAGATACCTCTCACCGTAAGTTCTCGAAGTATCACGAGTCCTATTTCATCGTCGAAGTCATACTCCACGATAAGAACGATGCTCTTCTGCGTTCAGTCCCTACTACCTGGCAGCGTCATCAAAGTCGTTGGGTGGAGCTACGAAGCATTGAGATCCAGAGACGTTTCTGGTTGATGCTCCGTAAGTTCATGGGCGTAGAGTCGTACGTTTTCAAACGTAAGAACTTCGGTATGAGATGTGCTACCTGCTGGGACGACCGCAACCTAAAAGTAACCAACGATAGGTGTCCAGAGTGCTTTGGCACAGGATGGAGCGGTGGCTACATGGAACCGTACAAGACTCTCATCCAGTTCGATGCCACTCCTAACGCAACGAACCTTACTGAGCTTGGTCGTAGTGAGCCCAACACCATTCAAGGTGTGACGATCTCATTCCCAAACCTTGATGAGTGGGACATCGTGTTCCGTCAGAAAGACCGCAGGATGTATCGGATCGATGCAGTAGCCAGTACTGAGCTTATGACCAAGGGTGTCAGCCAGAGATTTCAATTGGTTGAACTTCCGAAGAACTACGTAGAGTACCAATTATCTGAGAACTACAACCTATGAGACGGATGTCCCCTATAGGCGTTGGCCGACTAATCCTTGAGCCTATTCGACACTTCTTCCACAATTACAGTCCAGCCGCTCAGTTTTACTGGGACCCGGATGCGAAGAAGTCTAAAATAGATATCTCCATGGTCAATGACATCAACAAAGAAGATGTCGATAACGACATGCAGATCCTCGTAAACCGTGGAAGCGTCACAGTTCAGAAGACAGGGTTAAGCGATAACATGCTTGATGCCCAACCAATGTCTGAGACACAAGGTCTATACAAACGTAGAAACCTTCTCATATACAACGGCCAAGCAACCGTTATCGTGAAGTCACGTAACGAAGGCAGTGCCGAAGTTCTCACTGACATGGTAATGCACATCCTTCAATGGTCCCGCCCTCACATTTGTGACGTGCTGGGATTCAAGGACTTTGCATTGCCAATGCAGATAAGCCCCACCCATCAAAGCAAGATAGACACTGAATTCTTCATGGTTGAAATCTCTGTTCCCTACACGATTGAAGAAGCGTGGAACGCAGAGAATGATGCTTTGAAACTCAGAGATCTATTCATAACGTTTAGTAAGGCATAGTCCTAGCTAAAATAGATTCAGAAATTCATCAAGGGCTTGCCAAACGCAGGTCTATAGTTAACCCCCAAGGAGTCTTAGCCTGATGGCTTACGTAACCCCCTCCGTTTTAGTATACCAACAACTGGAGAACAGCGGTGGCGTACTCAATTCGACCCCGGATCTGCACGCGTGCATCATTGGCCCTTGCTACACCGAAGTCACTTACGTAGCTGGATCGACTGACGCCTTGGTTCTCACCTCGGCCAAATCGTCAACCACTACTACGGGTACCGCAATCGTAGGTAGTAAAGATATTACCGTTGCTTCCATCTCTGGTTTCTTCGCTGGTGACAGCGTGATTCTGGAAGGTGCTGCTGCATCCGCTGGACCGCTGGCCGCTACCGTAGTTTCTGTCGTAGGTAGCGTAGTTACTATCGACACCGCAGTTGTTACCGCAGTTACCAGTTCGCCACTGTCCAAGAAAGGCCTTTTGGTGAACGCTTCTGTCCCTAACACTTACTCTCTGCCAGGCGTTAAACCAGGCATGGTAGTTGTTGCTCCAGAAACCAAGGTCTACCTGAACAACGTCCTGGTTAATACCATGACTACTCAGGCGTCGGGTCACAACCAAGGTAACGTACTGACTGTAACCGCTGCTGCTACCACTGGCGCTGCCACTGCTGCCGCTTCGACTGTTACTGTTGCAAGTGCTACCGGCTTTGTAATCGGTGATCGTATTACCGTTGCAGGCGCAGGCGCGTCTGGCGTGAACCTCGTTTCGAAGATCGTTAACATTGTCGGTTCGGTGATCACCATCGCCACCCCAATCATTACCACCGTTGCGAGCGCAGCCGTAACCAAGAACAACCCGCTGTCGGTAAACCCACTGACCAATACCTACGTTGCTGAGCCTGGCGATACCCTGAAAGTTGCTTACACCAACACTTCGGCTGTCTCCTCGATCTTCACTACTCTGGTACAAAGCGTAACTACTTCGGCTGGTGGTATCACTAACCTGTCGCTGACTGACGCTCTGCCTACCGATCTGAGTGCAAAGACTACTGCTTCTACCGTAGTTAGCACTGCTGCCATTACTGTTGCAAGCCCAACCGGCTTCAGCGTTAACGGAAAGGTCCGTGTCGTAGGTACTGGCTTCGATATCTACAGCTCCATCGTTGGTATCGCAGGCTCGGTGTTCACTCTGGCAGATTCCATTCCGGCAACCCAAGCAGGCGTTCAGGTTTACTCCTTGAATACCGCTACTGTGTTTGTCCAGAAGGGTTACAGCGATCAACTGCTTCCTCTGAACAAGCCACTGACCACCGGCACCAACTACGCTACTGATGATATCGGCACCTTCTCTCAGTTCACTATCAATGCTGCTCCTGAACTGGTATACGGCCCAATCATCTCGGCTGAAGTACACGTTGGCTACCGTGCTCTGCGTACTGACCTGGCTGGCACTGTAATGGAAATCGCAGACGTTAATGACCTGGAAGGCGTACTTGGTGCCCCTACCGTCACTAACCCACTGTCCCTTGGCGTGCAACTGGCTCTAGCCAACACCGCTACCTCGGTTCGCTGCATCTCCGTTCCGTCGAACGACCTGATCGGTTACCAAGTTGCTCTTGAGCTGGCAGAGAACATGCGTCTATACGCACTGGTTCCACTGACCCAAGACATCGCAATCATCAACGCTCTGAAAACTCACTGCGACCAACTGTCGGTTCCTGAGAAAGCTTCGTGGCGTGTGGCCCTGATAAACGTTAAGACTCCAGATGCACAGTCCATCGGTCAGTACTCTGTTGATTTCCAGAACTCCGCAGCAGGCATCACCATCGATAACATCGCTGGTAAGTTTGTTCTGCACGCAGCCAACGCAGCTTTCCTGAGCGACGGCATGGTTCCCGGTGACATCATCAACGTTACTGCTGCGACTCCTTCTGGCGCTATCAATACCTACGTTGTTCAGCAGGTAGTCAGCAACCAGCAAGTAGTAGTAGATGCAACTCAGGCAGCTACCGGTATCACTTACTGGGCTTCCCGCACTCTGACCAAAACTCAGAAGGCAGAATGGGTAGCAGAGACTTCCGCTCAGTTCAACGACAAGCGTGTGATCAACATCCAGCCGGATACTTGTGGTGTTAGCATCGGCGGTGTTACTCAGTACCTGCCTGGCTACTACCTGGCTTGTGCCGTTGCCGGTATGACTGCTGGTTTCGCAGTTCAGCAAGGTTTCACCAACATCGGCCTAGCCGGTATCACCGATCTGAAGCGTAGTAACTTCTACTTCACTCGCTCTCAGATGGACCGTATGGCTGAGACTGGTACCTTCTTGATCGTTCAAGACGTACAAGGCGGAACCCCGTATGTTCGCCACGCGATGACCACTGATATCTCCGTACTGGAATATCGTGAATTCCTCGTAGTGAAGAACTGGGACTTCCTGAGCTACTACTTCTACGATAAGTTGAAGCCGTTCATTGGTAGCTGGAACATCACCACCGATACCCTGAACAACATTCGTCAGACCATTACCGCTTCTGCTGAACTGCTGAAGTCTAAGAAACTGCCGAAGATCGGGCCTCCGTTGGTTGACTACAAGCTGACCAGTATTGCTCAGAGCACCGTCAACAAAGATAACATTGATGTCCGCCTGAACATCTCGGTCGTGTACCCGAACAACTACACCAACCTTTACCTGATCATCTAATGGATAATCGGTATCTAGAGAAGGCGGCTTCGATCCTGAAGCTGCCGGTTACTAAGGTTGGTGGAGCTGCCGGTCTCATTCGGTCTGCGGGCTCGATGAAACGCAATTTCGGGTTTCACTCAATGGCCAAAACGCCGTTGATCCAACGAATCAAAGCTTCTCTTCACTAAGGATTTCAGATCATGTCTGTAACTAAGCAAAACGATCAGCTCGGCTCAACAGCCGACTACGGTTTCAGCACTGGCTGGGACTGGAAAGGGGACTATGTAAGCAAGCTGGCTGATGACGGTTACGAACGTTTCAGTCAGTTTTCTGCATCCCCAGATACCACCTTGATGTTCGCAGGTCCTGCCCGTTATACCGGCCTGTCTAACTCTACTTCCGACTTGGTTCCAATCGGTCTTACCGACGGCATCCAATACGGCGCTAGCGCAAACCTGGCTCGTCTGTACGAGATTGGTTCTAACCGTGCGTTCTTCACTCGCGGTAAGACTGCAAGCTCCATCTCGTTCGGTCGAATGCTGGCTGACAACGGTAACATCTTGTACGCTCTGAGCCGTAACGCTTACCGTCCATTGATGAACACAGACGGCATGAAAGCTTCCGGTGCCGAGTCACCTACTCCAAGCATCATGATGAACTTGGACTCTGAGTACTTCGCAGTTCCTTTCGGTCTGCTTCTGGTATTCAAGACTCGTGGTGGCGATTCGGATGGCTACGGTAAAACCCTGACCGCCGTATACCTGGAATACTGCATGATCGAAGGCTACAACTTCTCGGTCAACGCTCAGTCCCCAGTTATCGTCGAAGGTGTTTCGATTCAGTATGACCGACCTGTCCCGGTTAGCATTACTTAAGTCGTAGACAAGCTAAAAAGAAACCCCGGCCTAGGCTGGGGTTTTTGTTGAGGGTGTCAACAGTAGTGACGCCCCAGGCCTTACAAGTACTTCTTTGGAATCTTGGAGATAACGGATTCCTTCCAGAAGTACTTATCTACCGAACCTTGACCACGATAGTTGGACTTGCCAAGGAACTCAATAAAGCCAGTTGCCTTACTGGTCGCAGTGTAGCGATTGCTTACACGAGTATGGAAACCCAAGATCTCGAAAATGGCATTGAGCCGAGAGGCCTTCATGCCCAGGCGATTTGCGATCTGGGCGATGGAGAGGAGGCCTTTCTCCTTACGAGCTTGGTCAATGGTCAGCACCACGGGAGCAGGCTTCGACTCCACCGCAACTTTGCGAGTAACCGGGACTTCGATAGGGGCAGAGATAAGGGACATCATCATCTCCTTCATCTCTCTCATTTCAGCACGCAAAGTTTCGTACGAATCGAAAGACGATCTGGCCTCCGAAATGTGAACGAATTCTTTCTTACGGATGCCGGGAATCAGCACGGAAGTGACCCACTTCTTGAAGCGCTTAGCTTCCGGCTTTCGGCTACGGAGGATGGCAGAGTAGAGGCCTGACTCGTTAATCACCAGCATTTGCTGGTCCCCGCCAAGGGTACTCACAGTATGAGTACCCTTTTCATCATCGTCCATCGTGCGAACCATGTTGAAGGAATCTCGGTAATCCAGGGCACTTGAGATGTCATTGGCTACGAACCAAGGGTCACCATTAACAGCAGTGGTACGAACCTCGTTACCTTCGAAGTTGAAGATGTCGAGAGGGTTGTTAGCGGGAACAGCTAAAGCAAGTTGGTTCATTGGTAAGGTCTCATAGAAAGTAGTAGTGAGGTTCTTCCTCAATCTAGTTATACCAAACCGTTTCCAAATATTGAGGGGTACTCACTAAATGAGTACCCTTTCAAATATTGAGTTAAGATACCCTCAACGTGACTGCATCCAGTTACCCACCTTCCTCCTAGCTTCAGCCTAGTGAGTGCCCTAAGGCCCGTGCAATGCGGGTTTCTTTTTGTTAAAATATTACCGTCTAATAGAAACATTCCTGCCGTACTTTACCGCGAGAGGTAGAGACGGGGTCTGACCCTTATTGGGGTCTTAGGGTTTTCCAGAGGGAATTCCGCCACGAAACAAACAGGTCTTAACCACTTCAACCCGTCTAGTACGGGTTTTCTTTTGCGCTAAAATTCATCCATGACTAAGAACCCCTACCTGGAGAAACAGTCTAGCCTCTTGGCTGGTACTGCCATTTCTCACCTTGCACAGAACATCGCTACCAACCAAGCTCTCAAGAGTAAGAAGGTTGCGAAGTACCTCGCCAACTCTTTTACTGAGGGATACCACGGTGTAGTAAACAAATCGCTTAAGGCCAAGGCTGCGAGGAGTGCAACGTCGGTAATTACTCCAGACGTGGCTGCGGCTCACACTGCTGCTCACGAGGCAGGGGGTCATCTCAGCGAGGTTCTTCATGGTGCTACCAAACGTCAACGAGCTGCTGCACGAATGGCTGTAGAAGGTAAGTTCGATACGCTTAAGAAACTGAATATGCACGAGGACCCCGTAGTTAAAGCGGTTCACGGAGTTCTTCAGAAACACCTGCCGACGATCAAAAACCTTAGCGATAAGCACTTAGGTGAATTGTCAAAACTGTGGAAGGACAAAAGCCATCCGTTGCTCAGCAACATCGCTAAGAACATTGGTCATGGAAAGGTCCCAGTAGGATCTAACTTTGTTCCAGGCAAGCACACTCAGGCACTGCCTTTGCTAAGCTCAATATCAGTGGCTCCTATTGAGCCGGGTGCTGCTATTCTCGACGGTGCAAAAGCTCTTGCAGGAAGCAAGGCTGTTCAAGGAAACAAATACGGTAAAAAAGCCGTAGATTTCCTCAAGAAGACTTTCATCACCAACCCTCTCAAACATGGTGCAGAGTCTAAGGTTCCGGTAGGCGGCTTTAAGCATGAAGCGTATAAGTATCTAGGTAACCCTACTTCTGCACACCTAAAAAGAACCGCCGCTGCAATATCGCACGCGACGGGTTCTTCTACTTAGAGCCCCTCACCCTATCCGCTCCCCAAAGTATCAAGGCAGCTACGATAGCGATCATGCTGATGGGATGTTCTGTAACGAAGTTGAAAATCAGGTGGGTCATACTTTTAACACCAAGTATAGGATAGTGAGGGACAGAGCATAGAGCAGTAGTGCTGCGATGGTAAGATCTCTCACCAGCATCAAGAACACTTTCATGACTCCTCCTAGGTTAGTAATAGTTTTATCTACCTTACTTATACCCGAATGGACAACGTTAAACTGAGATTATGAGTAGCATATTCAATCAAACAACTCCGGTTTCCCGGGACGTCCTCGAAGGCACAGTTCTGAGCGTAGATGCTCAGCGGTATTGCTGCACCGTTAAAACCATTCAAGGTCAACGTTACGACAACGTTATCTGGGTATCTCCTTCTGGTGGTGGTGGCCGGGCTTCATCTTCGTTCACTCCAAAGATGGGTGATCGGGTAAAGCTATCTACCGGTCTTGGTTATCCCGTCATTGACGGATTCCTTCCTAGAATCGACCGAGATCCATCTACGCCTCTGGCAATTGACACGGGCTCCTCTTTCGGAGATACCGGCAAGCTCACCCCACTCTCTGGTGACTCGTACAACTCCGGTAAGGCCGGAGATATGATGGCAGGAGATACCATCCTCTCTTCTGAGGGCGGTGGCATGATGGGTGTTCTTCGTGCAGGCACGGTTCTGCTTAAGGCCAGCGTCCTCGCTCAGATCATCATTAGTAAGTTCGATGACTGTGTTCGACTCGTAGGTCGGAACCTAGAGTTTATGTCTGAGGTGGGCGTCGATGTATACGCTTCGGTAAAAGGAACAGTATACAAGTACTCTGCTTACGCTCGAACCGTAGCAGAAGCTCGGTCAGGTATTTTCCGTTACCAAGAAATGTACGGAGACGTGGATACTGCTGCGGCTCTGAAGGACACCTATGAACTAGGTTCAGCCGGTGGCTCTGCAACCCCAGGCGGGCCTCTAAAACGAGTCATGGTTGTAGATGGTACCGGTGCCACTCTTCGTATCGAAGAGACTGACCTCCTCGGGAACGTAACCACCACTACTAAAACTCCAGACGGTTCCCACTACAGCACCATGGTCAATACCAACGGTGCCTGGACGATGACTACTACTGACGGTACTAGCACAAGTGCGGTCAACAATACCAACGCTGCTTGGGCCGTAACCACAACCAACGGCACCTTCTGCACCGTTAGCGTAGTAAAGGACACCATTGTTCTGAATTACAACAACGACTCTTCTGTGACGATCAATGCTACTGGCGTAGTTACTAAAAAAGGAAGTACCGTTACACAGGTCCTGGTTGACTCTATCCTCATGGACGCCTCTGGTGGCCACTTCGTACACATCACTCCTGCTGGGGTTCAGCTAGGTTAAAAGAGGGCGGAAGCCCTCAGTTCATGCAGCCATCTCAACATCAGATGACGGGTTGAATTTAACCTTGGCAAGGAAGTGTTTGAATGTTTCCTGCGCTACTTCCTGCGAATCCCTTTCGTCCGAGAGGGCGTATCGCACCACCAAGATCATTGCCTTGGCAGTATAGTATTCACTGGCCTTAATGATATCGTCTCTGTCTTTAGCAAAGATTAGATCGATTTCATACGCAAGCTCAATTCGGCTCATCTCCTCCGTGAATGTTGCCTTGATTCGGATAACCCCTGCCCTCCTGGCCATTTCTTCTAAGTAGGTATCTACAGACTGGTGATCTTCCGAAAACAGTGCTGTAAAACTGACTTCCTGAATTGATCCATCAATCAGGCGACGATTCCAGATTACGGTTTTCATTAGCGTACAACCTCTAGTTTCATTACATAATACTTATACCAATTTAGAGACCTCATCTGGGCTAAAACGAGGCCCCCGGCTTTCGCCGAGGAATCCTCAAAACGGGTGTAGTCTTTATTGGTGTTGAAGCACAGTGTTTTCTTTGATCGAATCTTGAGAAGCCCATAGCTTACTGTTCATGTTCAGATTCCAAACAGTTTGCGTTGTACAGCGTTTTACCCAGGCTGGTGTTGGTAAGGAGTTGATCGGTTGATCACTTCCCAATCCGTGCATGCCCCTTGGAATCGTTCGATGAGTTTCGAAGACCCTTCAGGGTTTAGCTGTCCAAACCAGTTGAGCTTGCCACGAACTCTCATTAAGAATTCGTTTGCGGTGAGACCGGTCTTAGACGCTTCTGCTTCCAGACCATTTTTAACACTGTTGTGAACGACGGCTCTTAACCGAAGACGCTCGTTCCGGAGGAGATTCACCTTCTCGTTCACAACGGTACCGCACACATACAAACGACTGCGTCGAGTACCTTTCTTCATTACTTTCGTCTTAGCCTTATTGACCCGGAAGCCAAAGCCGACGAGAACCCCAGACACGAACTCGATAGCTTCTTGGGCGTTGAAGTCTGCCTTCGAAGAAATCGTGATGTCATCTGCGTAGATGGTAAGGGCCAGGCCCCTGTCTTCGCAGAACTTCTTTACCACAGGCCCGAAAGTCCTAGAGGCAACCACGTTGCTAATCTTTGGACTGGTCAATCCACCCTGCGGAACATTTGGCCCTAAGGTCATAAGCTCCGATAAGGTGCGGGCCGGAGACTCTCCGAAGCCGACGCTTTGCATCAAGTCTTTCAGAACGTTTTGCTTAATGCTCGGAAAGTAGTCCTTGATGTCAAGGCTTACAACTTGCAAGCTGCCCTCATGCATCTTCGCCATGACAGGGATAGATTTATCCCGTTCGAAAGCGTAAATGTAATCCGGGATCTCGAAGTACTTCTCTAGGACCTCCTTCAAGATTCGGAACTGCAACAAACGCATGAGATTGCTTGGGTTGTAAACGACCCTATAACCACCCTTCTTCGGAATCTTCAGAAGCTTGTAGTGATCGGATTTGTTCTTCGAAGCATACGTCAGCGTCGCTGAGCTCTGCACTCTGAGAAGTTTCGATAGTTCGCGGTTCGATTGAGGCATCGAGTTCTCCAAGGGTTGCTTCTGGCAATCCAAGGTGATCAAGGTTCCCTCCAAGGAGGAGAGTTGCTTCCTCAATTGAGAGTCGTCGAACGGGTCTTGCGTCGATTCTTCGACGGTAGATGTCACGAGGGAAGACAGCATAGAAACCACTCCGAACAGATCCGATATTCTTCAAGTAGATAACGCCAAGGCGCACTACTCCTACATGCTTTTCAAGAGGAACGAACCCCGCGTTGTTAGGGGTTCCCGTGACCACTGCGTATTTCTCGTAGTGGCCTGCCTCGGAGTTAAAACACATAAGACCCTTGTGAGGTCGAAGACATTTCAACGTATCCCGAGGTGAAGCGGTGGTGCTAGGGCGAATCGCCATTAGAGAGCCTCCTAAGCTCGGTTAGATAAACCAGCCTTTGATTCGTTTCACAACATGTACAACTACCTTTCTCACCCCGCTAGATCTAGCCCATACTTCCAAGGCCAGATGTTTGACAAGGGCGAGCAGTTGTTCAGAGGACATTGCGGAAAAATCAAAAGTGCCTGCGTTCATAGTCATGTTTACCGTATTTAGTTTTTCTTTGAGGGTTGGGTTTGGTTTACAATTTCCTTGAGTGGGCTTCTCATCGTAAAACAAGGTGCTACACTTTAGTTATACCAAAACGGTTTGTTTTATTGACAGGCTAAAAGAAGCCCAGTTACGGGCCTCCAGTCCCTTACTTTTAAGAGCAAGGGTATTTTTTACGTAACTCTTCGAGGTTTGCCAAGGTAGGATTTTTGAGGAACTCCTCAACACATTTTGAATCGACTCCTGCCTTAAGCAGCCACTCACTTGCATTGGCCCTCCACTGTTTCATCTCTTCTTCCTCACGAACTCTGAGCTCCTCTAGTAACTCCGAGGCCTCCGTCATGAGATTTTTGATAGCCTCTTCTGAGGTCTTATGATCCTGAGCAAGACGGGTAACCATTGCTTCCAGTTCCGCCTTTATGATATCCACAGGTTTTGTAGGCTTCACTCGAAATAGACTTAAGAGTTTTTCCTTACCTATGTACGTAAGTCTTGCAAGATCAGATATGTATCTTTTGGATTGCATGCGAAATCTCCCCATGTGTTGTTATCCATATCTCTTATACCAATCAAGGTAGGGTCGCCGTTAAAATAGAAAAATGAAGAATCCGACCCCAGTACTTTTCGTTAGACAGAAGCACGACGCTAAACGAGCGGGATTACATTACGACTATAGAATCGTAATTGATGACAAAGCTTTTTCGTGGGCGTCTAAAAAGGAGTTCCCGGAAGTAGGTAAACCTACGATCCTATGGGAGCAGCCAGTCCATACGGCCCATTACGCCACTACTCCAAGCATCGTTATCCCTGACGGTCAGTACGGGGCAGGTACCCAAGTAATAGACTACGCTCAGAAAGGTAGTTCCCAGACAATCAACAATGACTATCATCTTGAGCTAAACAACGGTGATCGTTTCTTAATCAAAAAAGCCCCTGAACATTACGGTGAGAAGGCTTGGCTATTTCTCAGGAAGAAAGCGTTGGACGACAAGAACCCCTACCTTGAAAAGGCCGCTGCTGCTAAGAACAACGATGCGTCCGTAGCGATGGAAGGCTATGCTGGCCTCGGCCTTGCTGCAAGCTCGAAGTACCTTGGTAAGAAGGTAGCGGAGAAGATGAAGCCTGCTATTGAACTGCATCGTGAAAACTATATGGCTAAGGCAAAAGCTGCTGGAAAGCCATTTTCAAAAGGATACATGTCTGAGCTTGTGACCGGGGCCACTACGAACTCGAAGATGGTAGATCGTGCAAATATTGCGGCCAAGGTAACTCGCAAGGTAGCTATCGGTACAGGTGTGGCCATGATAGGACATGCGGCCTACCGAGCGTATAAGGGGCATGATAAAAAGGCGAGCGAGTCTAACGTCTTCTTGGAGAAGGTCGCTAAGAAACGTGAACCTGGTGACGGAGCACGAGAATTTATCGTAGGCGTACTTTCGGATAAGAAGTGATGAATATCTACTTGGAGAAAATCGCTTCAACTGAAAAAAAGAGGGACCACATACACGGGTGGACCCGTACCGGTACGGTCGTTGGGACGACTGCGGGGGCCATAGCCCTATCCACCCCGATAAACCATGGACTGGTACGAGCCGCACACAAAGGCCTGGCAGGGAACTCCGCAGTTACGGAGTCAGACGTAAACTCCTATCGGAAAAG